ATCATATCAATAATAGTATATCCTATAAACATCACTAGACTAAATATACATATTATCCCGATTGCGACGGCTATAATAATGATCTCCATAATAATATTATACATATCATAATACTATTTATACTTTAATTTGTTTACATAATACTATAAGTATCTAAGTAACTGTTCAATGTGAGCGCGTGACCTGCATATCCAGGGTCGTCCAACAATGTGCGGAAATTATCCAATTTACCTAGACCCAAACCATAGTTGATCAATTGATAACCAGGCAATTCATCTAGTTTCGAAGAACGAACACAATAATACACGTCTACATTTTTGTTTCCACCTAGGACTAACCAAGGAACATTCAATCCCAGACTTTCCAATGAAGCATCTGAAACCAATAGAACAGACAGTTTGTAGAAATCACACAATATCCACAAGTCCAAGTCAGTCAAGTAGTATTGGTCGCTCATCACAAGTGTTTCTAGCGAAACCTGGTTGTTTACCACTTGTTGTATCATTTGATTTTTCTTGTTTTGTTTTCCCAAAATATGCAGTATTTTCGCACTGTGACTTTCCATCATTGGTTTGTATAGTTGAGCCAGTCGCTTTTTCATATCATAGACGCTGGGGATGTTTTTACGAAGACGAAGGAATAACTCATGCATGATTACATATCCGCAGTCAATTTCGGATTTGTATACGATTTCTTGGGTGTCATTTGGAAAGACTGTTTTCCAGAAACTCTTTGCTGGACCAGTCAATTTCACGACATTCTTTATGCACGCTTGTTTGCGTTCTTTTAGTGTAACTAGGTTCGAATATTTTATCTCAACAATGCTTGGTTTTGCAGTATCATAATCAATGTATTGTAAATATTCATTTGTTTGGAATGGCTGTAATTTGTTCAAGTTCTCGCTATCTAATGCACTTTGTATTAACAACGCCTCATTATCATTGATTTGGTAATCCGTATCTGTATAATTCAGGTATTTGTTGTTATCTAACAAAAACAAACGAATGCGTTTGAACCGTATTAATTCATCTGCTAGACGACCATAGTAAAATACTTGGTTATCGACTTGGTTCACCAAATTATTCTTGGGAACAATCAACTTGCATTCGTCGTTTTTACTCAAACAATACGTTTTGTCTTTGCAATCGCTCATGCAAGTATATACTTCGCTCATGTTATCCAATACACGTTGGTTCATGGTCCCAAATGCAACACGTTTTTTCAATAAGACGCGCAGTAATATAATTATTTTTTTCAACTTCAATTGATAGAATATATTCGGTGAGTGTAACAATCCGACCAATTTTTGCTTCAATTCATAATTTTCGTAATCATTGAGCAACATGCGAACGGTCGTGCGGAACGCAGTGTAGAATTTATTTTCAAGTGATATATTTTGAATAGACGCCAATCTTTCAGGGTCTTCGGTTTTTTCGGTAGTAACAGTAGCATCTGCACGATAATATTCATCGTTGCTATAATTCAATGCTTTGTATGGTTCCAATTCGTCCTCAATTGTATTCGCAATTGGTGGTACGATTTGAACAAACTGGTTTGTTTCCGTCAATATTCCAACAATCATCTCATCTTCTTCAACACGCATGATTGGTTTCGAAAAGACAGCACCATCAGTTTCCATCGAAAGACGGTTCAAGAAATTCTTGGTGGACTCATAAGGAGCCCAGGAGAGTTGGTCCATATAGGCAACGGGAATATTGCTCACACGTTTTGAGGGCAATGTAGGAATGAAAAATTCATCTTCGTGCTCAAGGTATATCTTCACCAATAATCCAATGATTTTATGTTTATAATTCGATACTTGTTTGATAACATGATATTGATATTCATTGATGAAATCTATCACATTTTCAGCAGGAATATTTTCCTTGAAATGATACGTTTTGGGCATGCTGGGCATTGCCTTGCATTTCTTCGTCAAATCGTTTTGTAATATGCGCAACAGATTTGCAAATTGGGAAGTCATGTTGGTGTCGCTTAAGAACGGTTTCGTGTGAATAAGAGGTTGACCTCTGCTATCAGTTCTATAGAAATAGATCGGTTCGTAGAAATCATCTTGTTTGATGAGTAAAATCGTATCTCTAGATGGATCGTAATAGGTATTCGTATATGAATTTGTGGGACAGATAAATTCGACATTGTCTGTAATGTCGTTATTTGCAATTTGAATAATAACCAAATTCAGTCCATTTTTAAACAATTTTGGATTAGGTGTAGTAATGATGTCCCATACATAAGTATGGTCAATCCATGCATCTTTGTCGGTCAAGAACGTTTTGAAGTTTTCAAAAGCAGATACAGTATCATTGAAATAGTTTTCTTGCGTTTTGTTCGCCATATCGAGTTCTTTATACAACTCGCTATCCTCGTATTTCTTAACAATGTCTGTTTTGGTGCGAGTTTTAGGCATAAATAAGGTAGACAAAGAGCCATTTTGATATTTAATAAAATCGTCAATGCCGATGGCTTTTGCGAGAATATGTTGGATTTCTTCTATCGATGCAATGCGATGTATCAGGTTGTGATAAGATGAATACATATTCGCAATGCATCCTAGAAATGATTGATGCTGGGTTTGTTCTATGCCTGCACGCAATATAATAGAAGTATTCGGTTTGATAAGAGCAGAATTAGTAGGCATAAGCATATCCGCATACTCAATGTTGAGTAACTGTTGAATAGACTTGGGTAAAAATCCCGACCGGTTTGTTGCTAGTGGGAATTTATCTGGCCCGACTACATACATTAAATTCGGTAATATTGGGTAAACGTCATCATCATCATCATCATCCTCATCCTCGTTTATCTTTTCGTTTTCTTTATCCTTTTCGTTTTGAACTTCTATTTTCTCGTCTGCTTCTATATCGCCGGTATCTTCGCCATCGGGTATCGAAATGTCGTCTTTTGTAATACCACACTCATTTCGTCTATTCTTCAATTGAGCTGCATTCCAGTCTTTTCCGTAACAACAAGGCAAACAACTAGATGGATGCGCATCTTTACCTTTGAAACCAGGATTGTGCCATTTGTATTCTTGATTTTTATCCTTATGAAATCTATCTTCAGTGAATTCGTGAAGATTGTCTTTGCATACGCCCTGTTTGACTTGTTCCTCGGATAAGGCTTCGTTTGTTTTCAAACACCAATAACGAGGGCAAATATACCAATATTTTTTGTCTGGATTGGTTCCATAGCGGACAGCATATTTGTAGGCTTGTCTATTTTCTCTGTCTAATTTCTGTTTTTCCTCATCTGTTAAAATGATAGGCTGCAGACTTAGGTTGACTGGACATACACGTGAATAATTTTTATATTGTCCTTGCGCTTTTGTTAAGAACAGATTTGGTTCAAGTTTTTTCTTTTTGTCGAAAAACAGCTTGTTCACTCGGTCGATTGGTTTCTTCTCCAATGTGAGTTTCTTCTGTTTTGTTGCACCGCCGTCTTGTGTATCATCATCATCATCATCGTCATCATCATCGTCATCATCATCGTCATCATCATCTTCACTTACATAAAAAAATCCTTCATCGTCGTCTTCTTTTTCTTCGGGTTCGGGTTGGAAAATGGTCGGTTTGATAATAGGTTCTACAGTCACTACCAAATTGTCTTTTGGAATGTCGTCTTTTTTTGCAGATCTTTTACATAATTCTGCTAATTTGCCTAACTGAAAAGATGTAGTATCGGGTTGCTGGGTAATGCGCAATAATGTATCGATATTTGCAAACAAAGGTTCAATATAATTCATATTGTTTACACCCGTAACCATAATGGTGAATTTGTTTTCAAACACGGACGGTCTTAATGAAATTCGGAACCCAGGATTTTCAACAATTTGCGTATTTTTGTTTACATATTCTCCATTGATTTGTGTAAAATCATTCAAAAAATCGGTGAAGTGCTGTATAGCTTCGTCGTGTTCCATATTATGGTTTAGTTGCAATGCATCAATGACATCTTTGTCGCTATTGGTATTGTTGTATACAGTAGTAATTAATGATTGAATTGCGTCCATCTTACGATAGTTGTTCACCTTTTTATAATTTAACAGATAACCTTTTTTTGCATCTCCTTCGGTAATATCAAATGTGCGCGTAATGCAGTGAATATAGGGTGATTTTTTAAGATGCAGGTCTTTTTTGATATCAAATTCACATTGAACATCAATATTCATAAACTCAATGCGACTATCGTACATATTTTTGATTGTCTTCATTTGGTAACCAATTTGTTCTAGGAATACATTCATATTGCGTATAATATGATTAATAAGAGGTGTAATGGACGAATTCACTGCATCAGAAGTAATTACATTTTTCAATCTGGATTTTATAAACATATTGCCGTTCTTATGCAATTCCATGACGACGGATGTATAATTGTCGTCGTTTGTATCTATATAAAACGCAATAGTTTTTGGTTTACCAATGTCCTTTGATAAGCTATGTACGGATGGTTCTTTCAAATAAGGTATTTTTGTACCATTGGTAGCAATCTTTTCAGAATAAATGCGATACAAGTTTTCGCGTCGCATACTAGGGTTATATTTGATAAATGGTATTTCTTTGCTCGCATGAATGTTCTTGAATACAATGTCCAGAGGCAATTGTGTATCACGGACAGGATGAATGATCATATCAAATTCAGTGATGCCTCTAGATAAATATTGCAACTCTTCCGTTCGCGATTGATAAATAGAGTACATCGCTTCTTGAATGTCTACATATTGTTCAACTGGTTGAAGCATAGCATTTTTGTACGTATCAATAAGCAATAATTTATTTTCTTCAAACAAGCTGTACGATGTGATTTGTTGCTTGATAAGCAATGGAAAATAGTTTTTGATAATCATTTCTTCGCTGATATTCACCAAATTTGTATGCTCGATCATATCTTCTAATTCAATATAGTAAATTTCCTTATTTCTGAGTTCTCCATACGTGAATAAAAGGGACTGTTCATATAAATACAACGGATTTGCTGAACTCTGTGCATACTCTGGCGAATAGGCAGTCAAGTCGTGGGGGTTACCAGAGAACAAGTAATCATATAGAGACGCGAACTTTTGTCCAATTGGGATGTATATTTCTGTTTCGAATTCATTTTTCTTGAAAAACTGCAGTAAATCCTGGTAAGAATAGGTGGACTTGATTGGTATGTCTGTCACAAAATCAGTTGATACGTTTAAATGAATTAATATCTGACCAAAATTACTTTGCGTCAGAGGATAGTTATCGTTTTGCGTAACTGTCTGATACAAGTTCCACAAATTGATATATTGAGAACTTTTCGCATAAAAATATAGGTTCTCGTATGCGCGATTGTCGATACCAAGCTCTTTCAATAATTTATGTTTGATTGTTTGTATAGTATCGTCTTTGTGGACACTCTGGTCGGAAAACTGAACGTGTGTGTTATTCAACTTCATGTTGGTTATTTCTAAATCATCAAACAATTCGTCAATCTGATTGGTTTCACTGTTTCCGCGGAAAATAAGTGCGTGTGTCTTGGTTCCGCTACTATTGACTTTACAGAATTTATATATGTTCTCGAAGGGTAATGTATCTTCCTTGTTTGTAAATTCCATTATATATAGTGGTCTTATAAATTTGTATCATTTATTTTTGATAAAATAAAATCGCATGTCATTTTATTTGAAGGCGCGAAGATGGTAAAGGTCGCCGTCATAATTGGCGTAAATTATTCGAAATTGGACAAATCGATACAGTTAAATGGTTGCATATATGATGCGAGACGAATATATGAAACATTGCTAACTCGATTGGGGTTCTCGAGAAACACTATCTATATGTTGACGGACGACAACGAAGAACAACAACCGACCAAAGAGAGAATATGGAATGTGTTAGAGAAAGCGAAAAAGGAAGTGACGAGAACCGAGGATGAATTATGGATATACTATAGCGGTCATGGAAATACAATATTTGATATAAATGGAGACGAGAAATACGGAAGAGACAGTGTGATTTTACCAATGGATTACCTCAAACAAGGATACATTGGCGACGATGAAATACATGCATGGTTACACAATATACAATGCAGAGTGTGTATGATATTTGATAGTTGTCATAGCGGCACAATCACGGATTTACCGTGGAATTTTACGTATCGAGAACCAGGAGAGGTGTTGATAGAAAAGGTACGCGACATAGAAATGGAGAACCCACACGTATATACATTGAGTAGCAGTTTGGATAGTCAAACTAGTTGGGAAGTATACAACCGGAAACAGAAACAGTCATACGGTGAATTTACAAATACGTTGTTAGGTATATTAGATGAAACACAATATAATATTTCGATAATGAAACTTTTTGAGCGATTGGGTATTGAATTTCATACAAAGCAATTTGGTGAAACAGGAAAAAAACAAACACCCACATTGTCGTCTTCTTCTCGCATTCCAGATTGGAAGATACAAACATAAATAACGAATTATGCTATTTATTTTTCTTATGTGTTGATTTACATCATATGACTGGGGCGAGCCAAATGGACCTTCAGGTCGTCATTGGTGTATTGGCGGGTGTTCGCACCACCACGCACCCATCCCTCCAAAGCAGCCTCTTCCACATTTTCGGAAGCGTTAGCAACATGGTTTTCCATGTCGTTGGTCAGAATATGCAGGGAATGGTCAGTGAAAGACTTGTCCATGATAGTAGACGCACTCTTTTTATCGGTAACAAACTCTCCTTGCATAAGTTGAGACTCCACCTGGGGGTCAACGCTTCCACGTCCAAGATAAGGAACGGTGGCGAAAGGACGAGTGAATAATTGCACCTTCTCGGCAGGGGTCACGTTCACATCCTTAATTCTTAATTTGGATTCGTGGTCCACAATAGAACCAGTTAATCCACTACCGTGAGACACACCATTAAAGTTCATGGTAGGTTGCTGAACAGCGAAATTTACATGCTGGTCAGAAGTATCCTTGCTAAAATAATTCGATAAGGTGTGGTTAGCAAAACGGGTATTATGTACGTTTCTTTGTGTTTGATCGGTCATATCGGATCCAATACGACTAGTATTATGGAACAAATAGGAATTAACAGACGACATCTATTTATATTATACCAAGAGAATGAATTTTCATAAATAAAGGATTTGTTTAATTTTTATTTATGAATGAATAATTAATTTGTATGACGTGTTAAATTTCTCGCACAAGCAAAAGGATTGCCTTCCTTGCAAGAAACCATACTTCCGTAACAAAATTCGGCGAATGCTTCCTGGTCATTGGGGATAGTCGTGTTGGGATTTGAATGGAAAGGACGCAGAGATTGTTCAAAAACATATTGTTCTCCTAAATCCTTGAATAATTTATCCGCAATGTCGGGTTGTCCTGGGTTAGAGTTGATGACCAATTGTTTTGCGTCTTCTAAAATTTTCTCATTGACGTTTTTGTTAAATGCGGGAGGAGCAGGTTTCTTATTGGGATTATAATCATAATCAGTCATAAGAACATTGCTAAAAGGATTTTCAGTGGTGGGTTTGTCAAAGACATCATCGGGTATATTGATATCTTCAGCCTCCAAGTAATCCATAGCGGGGTTTGCAAAACCCTCTTTTAACAAAGTCGATTTTTTCTTGTTGGTGCTTTCTTTCAAGTGGTAATAGTGCAATATGAAAATCGCAAAGAGAGTAATTACGCTAACAATGATTACACGAATATTACTCGAAGTAAAGAAGGTAAGCAATGATAATATAATGACTGTGCGAGTAATGGCGTTCAGTTTTTGGTTATAGGTCATTTCTGAAACAGGGAAAAATTCAAGCAAATACTTGTTATCAAACAATATATTCGGATTGGTTGCCCAGAATGGGATAATGTCTTCACTGTTTGGCGCAGATAATGGATTCAAATGAGAGACTTCTTCTTGTTTTTTCTCAAATTCTGCTTCATTTAATACTGTGGAATCGGATGTACTAGAACTCTTTAATGCAGACATATAATGAATTGATTTATATATTTTCATTATATATTTCCTGAAACGGTTAATACTAATAAATGTTTGAAACAACTACTAAATATTTTACTTTCTTTGTTTCAAACATTTGTTATCTACTTCGAGAGTCTCGCATTTTTCATCATAAGGAACAATTTTCAAAACACATTTGGATTTGATACCATAGAGAGGTTCGACGCATCCGTTTTCAGTTTTGATAGGAACGTCTTCAGACAAACAGCGAGCACGGAAATGCTCATAACGTTCCCGTACATCTTCATACGAGAGCGCTGACTTCTTTCCTAACATTGTATTCACCACTTCGTGAAGATCGTACACATATCTAGAGAAAGTCTCGCGATTTTTCATTTTGTCCATAGTCAAAGGAAGCGTTTTGAAGTTATTTTTTAAATTTTCTCTGCACTTTCCACACGGCAATATATGTTGCAAATTCAAAATAAAATCCCGATATTCCTTTTTATTTTGCGTTGTAGGATTGATTGGGTAATTAAAACTGATCGAATGCATAGAATGCCACATGCTAGGTCCCCATACACTAGTTAAGATGCCGTCATTGCTTTTGAATTCGTTTTTCTTGAATACCCGTTTCATCTTACGAGTCGTATTCTTGGTTGACATGAGTTGCTTTACAATATTCCTATATTATATTTCTTACTAAAATTTAGGAGTTCATATTCGTTTTCTGGTAACCTGAAATATCTGGTCATATATTATAATCATGGCCAAGTTCACAGAAGTCGCACAAAGGTTGGTTCGTCCGTATTATAATTATATCATCGTGATAATCAGCGTTCTTATTTTCGCAAGTTTTGGTATGCTAGCGTATCATCGCTATTACAAAAATAAAATGAACGTAGAGTCTGATGTAGCTAATGCAAACCGTAGAAAAAAGGATTTATTCGTATATATGTTCCACGTAGATTGGTGTCCTCACTGCAAGAATGCTCTTCCCGAATGGAACACATTTAAAAAGCAATTTGATAACAAAGACAAGAATGGATACAACGTGAAATGTATAGACATTGATTGCACCAAAGAATCTAGCGATGTCACTCATTATTTAAATACGTACAACATTGAGTCTTACCCTACCATCAAAATGGTCAAGGACAGTAAAACCATTGAGTTTGACTCTCCTATCAAGAGCGAATACCTGGAACATTTTGTAAATACGATGACAAATTAGAGATTATGTATCTGGGCACCACATACATTGTTTTGTTTTAGTCGAACAATCCAAACAGATTGACGGGATTAAATACAAATAACCAAATGGGTTCGATACATGGTCGGGATTTTCATAACCGTGTACTCGTTTTTTCTTACACATAGAACAAATTCCACGGCAAGGAGATATTGCATTCGTAGAATGTATTTGGTGTTTTTCGCAACAATGTTTCACGTCCATCGGATTCATTATACACAATATACAATAAAAATAGTTTTATATTATTTTTATTATATTTGTTTGGATTAATTTGGCGTATTCAATGCGATAAATGAGTAATCAAAGTCCAATATATCATCATTATTACTCATTTCACGTTTCCGAAAAGCAGACACTCCTTCAGAATATCCGCACGTTCCACAATGGTCTTCGTTTGCAAGTCTTACAACTCGTTCGACGCGCGTATCTGTATTCAATGCCCACCGTCCTAAAACTGGAGGATTGTATCGCCCCATATGTCTAATCGTATCTCGAATATGAAAAAATGTAACGCGTGTTGCAATCGACATTATGACGTGTTGTATATGTTTATGTATCTAGTGTTTTGACGTATCTACATCAATTTTATACATATTTCTTTCCACCTTCAATCAATTCAATTCGTCTCTCTTTGTCTTTGGACAAATCGTATATACTTGAAAAATTCGTTGATAATGTAGGCAATTTATACGCATATTTTACATCAGGGTATATATGTGTTGCACGTAAATGAATGATGTTTTTCATTACTTTTCCCACATAATCAAACATTGTAGAATCTTCATCTATGTATGTAGCGTGTTCCGCGTCCTGAAAACTATATACGGCAAGTATTTCATCTGGATCGGCACCGTTTTCGATACTCTCTTTAATTGCGCAATTTGTAATAATGGATCCATCTGCATAGCATTTATCATCTTTCAATAACGGGGCAAACACTATAGGCAATGCACACGACGAATAAATTGCATCCAATAACTTCCAATCTGGATGGGTTTTATAAGATACATCAATCTGTGTATGTGTGTTTACTTCTGTAACAATGCAGTGGTATTCCACATTCGTCAATTCATAAAATTCTAACATAGTCATATCCAACGTTTTGTCTTTGGCCAAAATAAATGGCGCTAAAATAGTATGAATATGTTGCATATTGTAAACACCTCGCCGGTCAACTGACTCAAACAATATAGGTAAGTCGAATTTGAATACGTTTTCCCAAGGACGATGAATTAAATAATCATCAATGTCTTCCCACGATTTTGCCAATAAAATCATTGCACCAATAATGGTTCCGACAGATGTTCCATAATAAGTTTGTATGTCCTTCAATGCCCATAATTTACGCATATTGGTTTCTTTTAATACCGAATAAAACAAAAATCCGTTTATGCCTCCGCCCGAACAGACAAGATGCTTTATGCAAGTGTCTTCTTTGTTGCTTTCTGTTGGTTGTGAAGTATCATTATTTGATGTGTCTACTATATTATTTGAACTATCCATATACAATTAATAGTTTAAAGTTCTTATGTTTTTTCTGTTTTAAATATAATACTACCTCTATGTCTTACTTCTTATTTCAGGATGAGAACGAATCAGACAACCAAATGGACATTGATGGATTATTTGAAAAGAGACAGCAACGCGATTTGAAACAATTGAGCATTTATAACAAAATATTGAATCGAATTCATACGAGGGTCAAACGTATTTCACGAGCAAAATCGGATACACACATTTTTTATAATGTTCCCGAGTTTATATTTGGCGAACAATGTTACGACAACAAGGACTGTACTGGTTATTTAGTAGCAAAATTGGAAGAGAACGGATTTCATATAAGATACATTCATCCAAATACATTGTTTATATCGTGGCAAAAGTGGATACCATCGTACGTAAGGAGCGAAATCAAGAAGAAAACTGGAGTAATATTGGATGAGAAAGGCAATGTAATAAAGAAAAAAGGTGATCAAGAAGAACTGGTAGACGAAGATGATATTAATGCAGGACTGTTCAATCACCAAGGACCACAAGAGAAACCGAAAAAGGAATACAACGACATATCTGAATACAAACCTACAGGCAAATTAGTATACAATCCTGAAATTCTCGCCAAGATAGAGAAAAAAATATCCTATTAAATATGAAAAACAAAATAACATATACATAATAGTTGTATATATGTTATATGGAACCTCAACTGCATACCTTTCTAACAAATCGATTAATAGACCATGTTGTAATTGAACACATTTATCCATACGCATACAATTGCATTCCAAAAGAACTTTCACGGGACATTCGGACAATCCATTCAGATATGAATTTGATTGATATGTATCATTATTACCACCTACCCAGCGTATTGTATACAGACGTAATGTATTATTTTAATAACACACATCATGTGGAAAAAACGAATATGCCTGCGTTTTTTCACATTATTCGTCGGTTCTACCCAGACAGAGAGTTGTCTGATAGTGAGGTATCAACAATATACTACAAACTATGTTACTTTGGTAATGACGATGAAGTATATGTAAACCGAATTCGGATGATGATCGGCATGTTAACACCTGAAGAAAGAACTGATTTTATCAATCGTTACCTATTATGTTGATTTCTTACGGTATCGACGAGTGCGGTTCTTGTTTGACTTCTTTTTCTTATTGATGGTTCTCTTTTTCCCTCCTTGCTTTTTCCCTTTATTTCGACTATCATATAGTGATTGTTGTCTTTTTACTACTTCCATCGCAGTCTCTTTGAAATCCATATCCTCGAATATTTCATTCAGTTTACTCTCCATCGTTTTTTCTATCATTGGTTCCAATCTATTGATGACTTCTCTTTGCAAAGCGTTTTTAAATGCACCGCTTGCAATATTTTCAACAATTCCTTTCTTGAAATCATCGATTAAGTCGTCGTCCATCAAAATTTGTTGATTTACCTTAGTTACTAATTCGTTCATCATTGCTGCTTCGTCTCCTGAAGATGAAGTGGAACTGGAATTGGAATTTGAACTAGTTTCCGTGTCAACATCAATACTATCATTATCATCACCAGCGCCAGCAGCAGCAACTTTTGTTGAGATCTCATCAGGACCCCCACCACCTCCTTCTATTTTTGTAGCATCACATACAATGTCTGGTATACCTGCACGAATATTACCTAATAACGGTCCCTGTATGTTTTCTGGTAATGCCGTAGTTAGTTTTGTTATTTCAGGATGCAGTTTGGACAATTTGTCCCCAATTTTCCCGGCATTTAATTCGTCTATAAGGGTTTGTGCAATTTCTGGATTTGAATCAAGTTGACCTTTAAGACCGTCTATATGCTTCAGTACTTGTTGGTTTTGTGTAACTATACCAGCAATCATAGGGTCTAATTGACTAATCGCTTTACCAAACAGTTTCTTTAAAACCATATTTTTAGCCTTATCATACATGCCGCCACCTTCTATACCTTCTTCTTGTTTTTCCAATGCGTCTTGCTCTACCTTAAAATCCTTTTTGTAGTGGTCATACAGTTGATTACGTAAGTTCTTTCGCACACTATTGGTTAAACTGGAAGTTATCTCATTTTTGATTATTTCAGTTAAATCGTTATCAAAATAATTATCTGCTACTTTCTCAAATATTTCAGATTGATCGTTTATATTGAGTTTATCTACAATCTTATCGACACTATTCACCATTTCTTTGTTCAATTCTTCGCAGTGAGATTTAAGAAGTTGTTGACTCACTTTGCGTGACCTAGCTTCAGCGATTTTTTTCATTGTTTTCATTGTAGCATTCGATAATGATGTTCCGGCACTTGCAACTGCGGTTCCTGCTTGACTAGCGAAAGCAGATGCGTCCATAATATTTACTATATAATGATAAAAAAAATATACAAAATTGATTTCCAAGCAAAATAACAAACATATTCTATTCACGACAATGTATACAAATTCACAAGAATGCGTTCAAATCGACAATTTACAGTATGTTACTAATTCAATGAATTCGTCTGAACCCGAAAATGCAAAGATAGAGAAGATAGAGAAGATTTCCAAAGAACCTGCTAAAAACGAAACACTCAGTCAGCGTAAATCAATATCGAATTTGACTAAAACAAAAAAAAAGAAAACTCAATTACATAAAATAGACAAGGACGCAATATGGGATGTATTTGATAAAGACATACAAATCTTCAAAGAAACCGATATTAGTGAAAATAAACCAAAGCAAAACCTAGACGTGTGTTATAGTTGTCAATCTCCACTGTTTATTATGGAAGACCGCTTGCCTATATGTTCGAATACGCAATGTGGTATAGCAAATACGAAAATGCTTGATTATTCTCCCGAATGGAGGTTCTATGGAGCGGAGGATAGAAATGCTAAGGATCCATCGCGTTGTGGTAATCCAATTAATCCGCTTTTGGTCGAGTCGTCTTTTGGGTGCAAAGTATTGTGCAATAGTAAATCATCGTATGAAATGCGACGAATACGAAAGTGGACAGAATGGCAGTCTATGCCTCATAAAGAAAAGTCGTTGTACGATGAATTTCAGTTTATAACCACCATGGCACAAAATTCAGGTATTCCAAAAATATTTATCGATGACGCGATCGCCATTCACAAAGATATATCCGCACAAAAGATGTTTCGTGGATTAAATCGAGATGGTATCAAATCGGCGTCGATCTATATATCGTGTCGACTGAACGGTTGTCCTCGAAATGCACACGAGATTGCAAATATATTCAAGTTGGATAAAACCAGTGCAACAAACGGTTGTTCAATGGCGGTGAATATTTTAAACAACATTGAGAGAGATGTGTTGCCTTCTGAACAGACTGAATTGGGAATTACACTGCCGATTTCATTTATTGAAAGGTATTGCAGCAAGTTGAACATAAGTACCGAATTAACTGCTGTATGTAGATTTGTTGCTAAACAGGTGCAAGACCGACACTTAATTGCCGATAATATTCCTCATGCAATTACTGCGGGAATTATATATTTTGTAGCACACAATTGTAATTTGAATATTAGTAAACAAGATATTCGTACAATGTCTGGCGTGAGTGAAGTTACAATCAACAAATGTTTCAAAAAATTGGAAATGTTTAAAGACAATTTGATACCAAGTGTAATTATTCATAAATATACGTAATGCGTCTGATGTATTAATTTAGGAAAACATACATATTTTTATTGTAAATAATGTATATATGGAAGACTACATTAATAAAAAACTAGCAGATGCTGCAGCAAAAACGAAAACAAATGAAGTATCTGTTGCGAATAACACGAATGTTACTGAAGTGCCCGTTGCAACAGCAACAAAAAATACTTCTGCAAAGGGTTCTACTGAAAATATGGAAGATATTATCAATAAAAAAATAGAGGAGACTAACGCCAAGAAGAAGGCAGACGAAGAAGCCAAGAAGAAGGCAGACGAAGAAGCCAAGAAGAAGGCAGACGAAGAAGCCAAGAAGAAGGCAGACGAAGAAGCCAAGAAGAAGGCAGACGAAGAAGCCAAGAAGAAGGCAGACGAAGAAGCCAAGAAGAAGGAAGACGAAGAAGCCAAGAAGAAGGAAGACGAAGAAGCCAAGAAGAAGGAAGACGAAGAAGCCAAGAAGAAAAATGTACCGTCCATGGTATTTCTTGTTCCATATAGAGATCGTTCGCAGCAACAAGGATTTTTTGCGAGACATATGATTTCGGTCATGGAAGATATTCCCAAAGACGAGTACAAGATTTATTATATACATCAAGTCGACAAACGGGATTTCAATCGAGGAGCCATGAAAAATATTGGTTTCTTGATGGTAAAAGAACAGTATCCAAACGATTACAAAAATATTACGTTAGTATTCAATGATGTAGATACGATGCCATATTTAAAAAACTTTTTGAATTACAAAACAACCCCTGGAAAGGTCAAGCACTTCTATGGCTATAAATTTGCTTTAGGTGGAATTATATCAATGACTGGAGCAGATTTTGAAAAAACCCTGGGTTTCCCCAATTTCTGGGCGTGGGGATATGAAGACAATATGATGAAAAATAGAGTAGACAAACACAGACTAACCATTAACTACGAGCAGTTTTATCCTATCATGGACAAAAATATTTTGCAGTTAAAAGATGGTTTGAAAAAAATTGTAAATCGGGGTGAATTTGATACATATATATCAAAATCAGATAATAGCGGACACCATACAATCAAAAATCTGACATATGAAATAAATGAAACAACTGGGTTTGTCGATGTCAAAACATTTGACACAGAAAAACCAAATAACTCGAATGAAAATATTCCATATGATCTTCGACAAGGAACCCGTCCATTCAAGGCTGGCAGAAGAGGCGGTGGAATGAAAATGTCGTTTTAATTTCAAGGAGAAGATGCAACAACAAGCTTTATAGCTAACCCAACTTCGTCTATCGTTTCCCATATACCTGATATTTTGATAACATAGTGATTGTTATCAACGCCTGTAATAGGTTTCGCGTGTTTTTTTAGATCACGATATATTTTCATACAACCTGAATACAACTGTTTGGATAGGATGTTAGATATTTTTTTCTTGCAATGGTTTTGGCGCCGATAATAATCCAAAATGTTATATTCAATGCGCACCAACTCTTGAATCATGCGTAAATTCTGTTCTTGATAAGGGTGAAACTGCAAAAACAAACCATTTAAATGATGTTTTTGTTCAAACTCTCGCAAGGTTAAATAAAAATAGATACCATTCATGGTGAAGAACTGATTTGAAAATACGATTTTCGAAAACGTCCCTTCGACGATAACATTATTTTTTTTCTCAAGCAAATAAGTATTATGAATGGAATATTGATTTGTTTTCAATGCGATGTTCATTTATCTAATCAAATAAATGAACATATGTTTATTAGGTTTTGTCTATAGTTTTTAAATTATTCTTCCACGGGCTCTTCTTCGGTCTCGTCTATCATCTTCTTTAAATCTTCAATAACCTTGTTACGCTTTTCGATTTCCGATTCAAGATCTTCGATTTCTCCCTCAATGCGGGTCATCTGAGTCAGAACGGTTTCGGGTTCTTCTTCGGTTTCTTCTTCGGGCATATCGGTTTCTTCTAAATTCTCTTCGTCTTGGTTCTCAAGACCCTCTCTCATATTTTTAGTAAAATGAGAAAAGATGATGAACGTGTAAAACACTACCAAGATAATTAGGATAGCAGTAGGAATATTTACGGACAATTTCATAATTATATTATAACATAATACTATATATTATACTGAATGACGGAGATATTTACTAAAAATACCATATCTGTCCTTCCATCATGGAAAGGAGAAACATTTGAACAAATTACTACAACCATTAGAAAAAATAAGCGTGAAGGAACGATAAGTGGTAGCAATTTGTTCAAACGTCAACCCTTAGAGATTTATCGTCGCGAGATTGCGACACGAGATCCGACGTGCAATTCTCGTACGTCGGTTTCGATAGATTTACTAAATATGCCGAACGGATCGATTATTAATTCAAAGGCGACGAATAAAAATGGTTTAGTCAATACATTAGACATCCATCTAACGAGCAATAAAACAGAAATACCTGGAAGTTGTGACGCTGAATGTGATATCGGAACGCCACAAAAGAATGCATTAAGTCGCTTAAGAAGTAGTGGAATGATTAAAAAGAATTTCGATCCTGCAAATAACAAATCAAAGTATTATGCGAATGCGAACCAATATTTGAACAGTCGCAGCAAGACATTTCAACAAAATCAATACAACTATATTCGCGAAGGGGACTCTAGTGTAACACCCGGAAGTGGGCTATCTGTTAACAATTTGTACAGTCCCGCTGGAAAGACCGATTGTGATAAACACTTTCTGTCTGTGGATACAAGTTTCAATTACGAATGGATATCCGTCGATAATGGACAAATTCAATTTACGGTGGATGTATCAGCAGGGTATTATGATGTATCCGATATAAACAACTTATTGCAGCGCGAGATGATCAATAACTACCATTATTTCTTACAACCCGACAACAAAACCAAAAATACTTTATTGGACATCCAAATGAACAATTTAACAAAGAAGGTGCAATTTACTGCTACGCCAATCGATGCATCGACGAACTTGACCACACCGGTAATATTCTCAGACCTTGGAGATCTAGCAGTTGATTGGACTATACCTGCATCGCCGGGTGGTGCACCTAAGATTATTTTGAACAATGATATTCTAACGACTTCTCTTGGATTTACAAGCGGAACATACCAAACCAATACATCCCCAAATGTATCCAGTTACAAATTGCGATACACTGTTCTGCATTACAAACCAAATAATTATCAATTTGCTCAACAAGGAGCAGTGTCGTCAAGTGATTTGATTGCTCGACGAAGATACAATACCATTACCAATGCTGCTTCGTCATACAAAAGTGCATATGGGATGCACGTTGCAAATGCATTAGCATATGGTGTTCCAGCAAATGGATATACAGTGAAGGACAAGATTGGTTACCCTAACAAGAAGACACCGAGTGTTGGTAAGGATGGTGTATACAAAGAATGTACCGATACAAATATTCGAGGTGGGTAGATAAAATTGAAAAGAATTGTGAATAACTTGATATATGTAACAACATATATATATCAAAACATGAATGCTACTGCTATTCGTAATTACACCCGGAAGTTAAACCTACTAGTGGATGAGTACAATGAGTTGTGCCGTATGCGCAATATGTGGACTAACTATTCAAATAACTATTTGAGGGGGGGTAGCTCGGACCATTTCCATTTTAGCATTATGCGAGAGACAACCACTACTTTTCCAAAAAGTATAGAAAGGCACCTAGAGAACATTTCTCTACATATACGGAAACGATTAGTATGTGAGCATATGCATTATCAGAACCTTAAATTGGTAAATAAAGACATCAAATGTGGCTTGAAGCGGTATTTATTTCGCAGAAAATGTAAAAAGACAAATGTAATGTTCTTTGAGAACAAATATGTTCCCACAGACATTCAAATGTATATTTGCAGTTTTCTCAGTGTTCGCGACGCGTTCGCTGTGAAATTCACAGGCGCAACAACGAACATATCTAAATACAGAAACACGCTAGAAAAAATGAAGTTGTCGCAACTACGAGACTTACCATATGTGTTTTCATACCGATGGGAGACATATAATTCGAAACAATCTTGTATGATACGTGTTATAAAATCGTCAAAAAAGAAGGATTTGATAGATAAAATTGTAAATAACATAGATCTATTGTCAAAACATTTCAAAGAATATACTATTTCAAAAGGCACGGTTCAGTCTATTAAGGCGGGATTTGCATTGCAGGATGCGATAACGAATGAAGCATTAAAAGAGAAATTATGTTGTAATATGTTTACACACGGGACTGTATGTAGTATATTCTACGACCCATGCTATATCCCAACAGAATATGTGCCTGAATATTTACGAATATTCAAAATCATCAATACGTATGCTGATGATTTGGAAAAAAAAACGATGAAAAAAAAAATAGAAAGAAAAAAACCGGTTAGTAAAAAGGGAAACGCAGGAAGCAACTAGTCGTCAAATACATTGTAATCAACGTTATGTTTCATACACCAGTTTACACATTTGCGCAAATTGTTTTTAATGAGGTTGTTGATTTTATCCTGTTTATGTTTGTTCTCAATTAACGATACTGTATAATGTATATTTTCTATTTGCTGTTGACCGAATATCGCGTTCAATTCTTCTAGTTTATTCAAAAAATAGGAATTGATGGGTATGGTAAGAAAGCGATGAATGTGCAAATCGTCCTTGTTGTTCGTCATTTTTTCGAATGCCCGGTGTAAAAAAGGGTAAAATACTTGACTGTTCTGAAATATGAAACCTTTGCACACTACATATTTTTCCGAATTTGCGTATCTGCTTGTATGGGGTTTCACTATACTTACTTTTTCATAAAATGAGGATAATATGTAGAGCAAATCAACTGTATGGTGCATAAACGAATCGAATATTTTCAAGATAAAACACCCACCTTTTTTTTGCATAACAAGTGCAAACGCCATTTGGGCAAATAACAGGTTCGATATATGACTTTCTTGGTTGTTAAAGTCACTTGAAAAATCGAACCCACCATCGCCAGTAATTAAATCCATACATGACGAATATTTCTCTGCACAATAGGTGAAATTGTCCAACGACAATATGTTTCCCGTACCGTCTTGACCATTCTCAATAACTACATTTTTGTATTGGTTCAAAAAATGCTTGGTTTTTTTCCACGCGGGTATATTTGGATCGTGCTTATCATCCAATATGGTCATACCAATATATCTATCATATGGACACTTGCGTTGTTTACATAGTGCCTCAATAAAACCGCCTGGACCTTCAGCCAAGTGAAAACTGCGAATAGGTTTGGAGTTTGCTTCCAACTTGAATATTTTCATTATTTCAATCATTTTGAAATATGATCGCGACAATGGATTGCACGATGCAATATATTTATTTTTGTGAGGGATATTGGTATGTATGTATTCATATGGATTTGTGTATTTTTTAAATATATCCCAATCTTTTTCGATCAAACCAATGTGTTTTTTGATTTCATACAAATAATCACTTTGTGATTGTGAAATGATAGATACAGGTTGGTTATGTCTTTCAATGTAATCTATGTACTTATATGTAAAAAAATTATTTCTAGGCAATTGATAATACGTCATCAATACTAAATAATAATTCTCGCTGATAGGTAAAGAGCTATTATTTTTATATCATTTCATTATGGCTTAATTTTTTTCGATTACTACCTTCTTCTTATTTTTACGTATTTTTTTGGGTTGAATAACAGTTTCCAATGGAGTTTGTTTCGCGTCTTCTTTTTCCAATTCTTCGATTTGCGTATGAATTGCATCCGTATCAACAGACGCCTTATTCTGCATGTTTACATTTCTTACTTTTTTGAATACAAAATAGCGGTTCATGAATGAAATTCGTTTTTCTTCTGGTGTCATATACAACGCTTGTCCAACATCGTGTTTCATATTGGGATCTTGTGCAACATTGTCTTCCATTTGTTTGAATAAATCCGAAAACATACCTGTCCCGCTAGGTAAATTCATATGACTGGCTTCTTCAGTGCTTACAATTACAAACCCATAATTTTCCATTTCTCGAATGAAATAGTCAAAATTCACCAAATATTCTACAAACGGTTTATTGATGCTCTCTTGGTATATAGAAATGTTATAACCCAGACTGAGTTCATCGTCAGGGAAACCCGTTTTGTCGTACATTTTTGTAATTTCATAAATTTTTCTGTCTGCTTTCATGATGGGTATGCGTTCACCTTCTTCTTTGTTTTTGAGCAGATTGAATACAGCTCTTCCGTCATAACACGTTCCAATAAAGTGACCATCGACCTTGGTACATTCACTCAAATTGCGTATAAATTCGTATAGAGTATCCTTGTTTTCAAAGAAATAGTGCATCGCAAACTGACAAGAACTGATATTGAAACCTTGTTCGCCGATACCGTATTGATTATATACACCTTTTCCAAGCATTTCTTGGTCTTTGGGACCATTACCAAACACCGCCTTCGACACTTGTTTGTCCTTGTCCGTTTCAAATGCAGAACCGTTGCGAATATTTGTACCACTGTTTCCTCTGAGGAACAATGCTTTCATTTTGCTATTTCTATATTTCTTCACAATGTTCAAATAGCGAGAACACGCTCCATCAATGCGATTGTAAATATTGTCTCTCGAAATATCAATTCCAAAGACAAACTTGAGTTTTGATTTGGACCACTTCGACAAGTCCCCTGCCTTTCCTACCGCGTAATCAATGAGGGTATCCCCACGATTCGCTACACCTGTAATCAATGACCTCTTTACGACCAAATTATGAAAGTCGCGCAACCCTTGCGTACTGGTCTGTTCATTGGATCGACTATAATATACATCGTTTTCTTCTACAAATTGAGGAATTTCTTCTCCGGTGCCGATCATTTCTTCGGTAATCGGATGATGAATAGACCGCCAATTGCTGTTAGCAACGTGGTATGCATTGCCGTAGTTTTTCAGACCCGCTTTCAACTCCGCAGTTTTATCATATCTTACGCGCAACGGCACCCATTTCCAACCATCTTTGTTTTCGTGAATATATTTAAACTCCACAATGGTATCTTCTTCAAAATATTCTCCTTCTTCCGATAACAATACCATATTATCACCTTGTTTCTTCAATATAATGTTACATACATGGGCATTCTCGTCGTAAGGATGAGTGGGAACAAACGGAACCGGTTTGTAATTGTCGTTGCTATCTACATCGTTTGAAAAGTGAATATTATCATTCAAAATGTCTTGGCAAGGGTTTAAGAACCCGTGCTTTCGTTCGTCGTAACCGCATCTGAGCGTGAGTGTCTTATATTGAAGAATATTAGAATTTGTACTTACATCCAGACCATCTTGGTATATATTAGATACCTTGTCTTTGCCGGTTTCCGTTTTTTCTACTGAAACAAGGAAATCAACTGTATTGAACAGAGGAGGTTTCCACTTAAATGAAGAGTTCCACGTGGTTTTGTACAAACTCCCTGGTTCGTCGCCTTCATTGTCTGCCCCAACTGGGAAATAGGCAGGTGTAAAGATCAATCCATCTGTCTCGTATTCGTAATTATCATCTTTTACCTTGGATAAAATGGTAGAACAAGCCTCAAATATACTTTTTTCGTCACTGCTCTGTTGAAATTCCTTCACTTGAATGCGAATATTCGTATGCAACGCCTTGTTTTTGGGTTTCACTTCATTGTTTTGTGCTGTATCCATGATAGAGACCGCATCAAGTTCTTGCACATATGTATTCAACAAGTTCATACGGCACTTGCCTGCCGGGTCTTCTTTGTTGCGTAGTGTAAATGGGAGATGCCTAACTGACTTATTATTTATATAATACACGTCAAACCCAGCATAAATATTCACTATCTTTTTGTTTTTGTCGTATTTAATGAATTCGCCGTCCAATATGCTATCAAACAAATGCGCATTGTTGGTTTTTGAACCAGTAAACATGACCCGCATATTTGTATCAATCATATAGATTTTTCCATTTTTATGTATGTACAACAATCTTCTTTCGCCATCTGCTTTGTCGGTAACGGTGTAATCTTTCAAAATGGTTTTATGTTCGTTATCTGTATCGGATTCTATAATATTTGATAACTGTAAGGTGTACGAACTGGGACCAAGAAAGTGTTTCGGTAGCATGCGCCAGTATTCATAGTCTTCGCCGTGTATCATAGTAATATAATGTTTTAGGACATCATCGTGTTCGCTATATGCGACAGGGTACTTAGTATCTTGAATGCCCGACAATACAATGCGGATCACCTTGCGCAATTCAGATAACAGTTTGTCTGCATTATCAAAGTTCGTTCCTGAACCAACACGGGCATTGTCTACTTCTAATTCAATCTCGTAATGTTCTACATTTGAAAATACGCCAGCATCTTGAATATTATACTGAGGAATAGGTACGCGGTTGTTCGTCTTGGATGTTTTCACAATAGTCAAATCAGCAAAGATTGGATACGTCTCGTGATAGAAACGAACCCTGTTCAAAGAGCGAAACATTTTTTTTGAGTCGACCCATTTCGACATAATATTTCGGGCAAGATTGCTATGAATATTAAAATCTTGTTCCTCTTGGAATGAAACGCGGAAATTGAAATCTTCCATATCTAATTTTGGTATGAACTTGTCTTTCTTGTCCTTTGGAGATGATTTGCGTGTAAATTTTATCTTATTAAATACATTCGAAGGCATATTGACCAGTTTTTGAATATCATTTGTTTCACAATATTGTTGTATCAGATCAGTGCCTACAATTTCTGCACGAATATTAGACATTCGCGTTTGTCCGGTGCGCGGGTCGGTATATTCATTTTGGATACGCAGCATCTGATTTCCATTATTATTCTCCGCCTTAAACCCACAAGAATACAGTTGTTTGATTACATTGTCGTAGTTATTTTTAGTGATGGGTTTTTTAATACGAGGATTGGTTCCAAAGCGAATTTCCAATTCACTGGATTTGTTGTATGTGGACAATAAAGGGTTGCTTTCTAAATAGAGGGAAACGATTCTATGAAATTCATCTTTCTTTTCACGCAGGTTATTGCTGGTATTGTGTGTTTTTGAATTCATAATATAGAATCTTATATAGTAAAATCATATATTATTTTGTCGCAATCAATTTTGTATATATTACCAATGAATTGTTTCCAGTATTGTAGTATACAACTCGTTCTTTTTTAGTTTACTGGACGGTAGGTGAAGTTTTTCCATGATGGTTGTTAAATCCGCAATTTTATATGCCGACAGACTTTTCATCGTCTTGTTCATTCCTTCTAAACATACAAAATTGTTGTCTAGATGTTCAATATCGCTCGATGACGCGGGTTCTAGTCGCAACTTATATTGTTTGAAACCATCAACGTAAATAAAAAAAGATGGAAGTTCCGCATCAAATATAAAAGGCAAGTAACTCTTTTTCTCGTTGTTTATGATATATACATTGAATTTATAGAAACATAGGTATGCATACACGTTGACGAAAGTAGTGGACTGCTGATTGATGGAAAGATCTGCTAATAATTCTGTAATGGCGACTTTGGAAAATTTATGGTTCACTTGTTTCATCAAATGATTGTTGTCTACTAAAAAATCCAGAATTTCTTGATTCAGTTCCATTTTTTTCAAACCATAATTCCTGTGAATCGCACTATATTCTCCATATGAATACATTGCAACATACAGACACCAAAACAAACCATCCTTCTGTGCGGGAATAAAATAATCTGTTTCTGGGGAATATGTAGTTGGTTGTACGGCAGATGGGTCTTGTTTATAATTCTTGTCGATGTTTACAATAGACTGTGGTTCGTCTTTCGTAAATACATATGGATGCAATGATTGTACAATGTCTTTTACATTATTGTTTTTATGAAAACAATAAAATACGGAATTACCAATAGTCGTCATGATATTTGCTACGAGTGTATAGCGCTATATGATACTGTCGAGTTGTCTTTATCTTCTTTTTCGTCAAGTAATGATTTCTTGAACTCCTCTTTTTGATATTCCAAAGTGGCCAAATTGGTGGCTTTTTCTTGTGTATACTCAATATATTTTTTCATCTGATCTAAAATGTCGTTAGACAGAAACGACATATTTACAAATATTCCGCTCTTATTCTCGTTTAACTTGCATAAATATTTTGATAGCAATTTCAGTATTTCAATCTGGTCTTGTTTATTCATTATTTCAATGCTATGTTTTATGGCATCTAACTCTTCGGACGAATACGTATTGTCGCAAGCCATGATTATACATATGTATGCAGCAAAGTTTATATAGTTTTAATAACGTATATATATAAATTCACTATAACACCAACAATACACTTCGAGAACCATATTCATCTGCCCTTGTTGATTGTGCATATTTTCCGGCGATTTTCCAAAAATGTAGTATTTGTAGTGATATTCTACGGAATCGTCCAAGATTTGTATACGTACATCTAACGTGTCGTCATCAATGTTATTTTCAGTTCGTTCGTATGATTTCAGGCGGTTCGGTAAAATGCAACGACGCGTCCCGTCTGGCGAAATATCAGGATACATATGATACACTGTTTGTATTTTTGGCGGTATCTTTACCTTATTGTATACCTTGAAATTCCGTCGCACGTCAATGTCATCAACAAACTCCACTATATATCGTATTACATCGTAAGGTAAATATTCACACATTTATAATAAAAAAATATTTTTCATAATACAAATATTTTTTTTCTACTTATTTTTCATTCACTAATTCTCCCATGCAAACAATATACGGGTCATTCAATTCAAAACGAATACCAATCACACGAACGAGCACCTTCTGGTTTTCTTCAATGTTGTTGAAATTTTTGTCGTTATGAAAATGATCACGAGCAATGAATGCGTGTATAGGGACATTTCCATCTTCATCTATAATCTGACCATGAATGCCTGCCTTTGTGATTGTTTTCGACGTACATTCAATGATCATTCCTTCGACTGGATGACATATCATGCATTCATACATGGTATCAAATACAATCTTCTCATTTTCAACCACTCCGCTTGTGTAACTGATGACGCGAACCGAATCAGGTTTGATAAAACCTTCAGGACTACATTTTCCTTGTATCGAATTAGAAATTGACTTTTCTAAATTAGGTTTGATGTTTTTACCGATTTGGTTCATATTCAGGGATATTTTTTTTGTAAGCATAGACTTCGTATATACATCTGTGCGTATCTTGCGATCTTGAGGTTTCTTGGTTTCCATAACTAATATATTAGCAGAAACTTTTATAGTAGTTATTTGTTAGAAACTTTCTAATTCAATTTTATAAATTATTTTTTGATTCCAATCAAACTATTGATGATTGCCTCTTCTTTGCTGAAAAACCATTTTTTGCTATCAACTGAATGCTTGTCCATATGTCTCAGTAATATTTCAATCATGGCGCATAGACCTGACCTATATATGCCGTTTGATTTTTGTGTAACGACCTTCTTATTATTTTTCATTTCAGTAATTTCAATTACTTGAGATGTATTTTTATCGTTGTACATAGGCGTTTCTAATATTGAATTAATGCGTTTAATTATGTCCGATTTGGATTTGGTTTCGCAGAAAATGCCCACCACATTTTTCTTTTCTGATATGTCTTTCATTTTGAAATCCACATTGTTGTTCTTGGCTAAAAACATAAATCCAACCATATCATTGTATGTATTCTTTGGTTGTATGAATTTTTCAATGATGCTTGTTTTATAGTCTCCTAAATCCATTTCTTCCACTTGTGTCCATAACATATTGTTCACCTTATCTTGTTCATAAATAACGTAACTGGTAGTATCACCAAATGTATTGTATAACAATATTCCTTTATTTTTCTCGTCGGACGTTATGATCCTCTTTTCGAAATATTCTCTCACATATTCAGTTATTTCATTTTCCTCTCTATTTGCATCTTCCAGGCGGTCACCATATAATTGTTGTATCAACATTAATTTTTCTTTCAATTGCATTGTATCTAAATTATGATAGACTAAATGCTCTATAAATTCCTCTTTTTTTACGTTATGGTTCTTTCTAAGTAAATTCATCACATTTCCGGCATGCTTATACCAATTATGAGAACCTTGAGCCAAAAGACGTTCTTTCATCTCGATTGCACTATCTATGTTTGCAGTAATTTGATTCATAATATCAGCAAACGTTTCGGCATTTTCAACCTCGTTCTCTATCTCCATTCTAACTTTGCTTTGTTTTTTGGATGGTACCTCTATTTTGATATGGTTTCTCTTGTAATCAACTGGAACACCTCTTTCATAAATGCTCACATTTTCATCATTCATCTCGATCGGTTGAAATGCATATACATCTCCCTTATTGATTAAGTATCCTTGGCGTCCATATTTGTCTATCAAATAATCGTTTTTGTTCTGTATAAATCGGGTCAATGCAAAGTCAACTTCTTCTTTGGGATATTCTTTGCGAATGTTGATCGAACGGAACAATGTGTCGCGCGTATAAAATGGTTCTTCTTTAAAAAGTTCTCTTATTCGTTTAATGATAGCATTGTAATTCATTTTGATAAATCCTTCATTGTAAGTTGTATCATTTACATTGACCCTATCTATATCCACAGGTCGAGAACATGTATATTCACAATTATCCATATAATCACATACATTCGAATAAGGTTTGTCTCCGACTTGGAACTCTAGATCGTGTCCACTTGAAGTCCGAATTGCTATGTTCTTGTTCTCGGTAATAGCCAGCATTTTCTCCACTGTAAAATTCGATTGACCAATGTTCAATAAACAGTCTACTGATTGCTCTTTTAAAATACGCGTGATTTCTCCGATTTTCTTCGCTTTCTTCTCGGCGAAACGATATACATACATGTCCGCTGCTTCGTTGGTTTGAACAGCATCTGTACTGTGATAATAAATCTCCACATTCCTTTCTTCAAATGGTAGTTTGCAGTGGCTCAGATTTCTCACCGCTCTGCCTACAATCTGCTCTGTGCGATTCATATTGTACCAAGGTTCCATCAAATGAACTTGGCGAACATTTTTGAAATCTAATCCTTCAGCAGCAGCGCGTGTGATCAATATCACCTTGACCATTTCACCATTTTTATTGTTTTCATTGGTTACATATTTCAAATCTTCCAAGTTGTTGGGGGAGAAATTTTTATCTCCAGTAATCATTACATACTTTGCTTGTTCAAAACGTCTGCCGTCGACTTCGGTAAAATTCGCCTTTGTAGTCATTTGTAAACTATCAATGGGTTCAATGCGTGTATCACCCGTCGCCAATAATGGCTTTGTAAATGGTGCGCTCCCGTATCTTGTAAAACCAATTTCTTCTAATGCGAGAGCCATTGGAACAACGCCACCATCGATATAATGAGAATAGACAATCACGATTCCAGTCGACTTCATAATCTTATTTGTGATATTGGATATTTTATGACTGTACTTGGGCAAATTATCCGGATGGAAAACACGTCCATATTTCTCCATAATATCAGGCTTGTACTCAAACTTATAACGTAGCATATAATCCTTTTGGACAGTTTGATGTGTCATAATTTCATTCAATCCATTTTTACCAATGTAACTCTTCACCAATGTTTCCGGAACAACCGAAGTGTCGTCGAGAACCAACTCATCTAGGTCTTCGTTGGGATACACAATATTCAGTGATTCCAACAATTGTTGTAAAAATGTGTAACCGAATTTTTCCATATTATCAAAAGTAGGGAAATTGTTCTCGTCAACAGAAGAGGTAGTTTTCTGTTTTAAGTACTGTAATATCGCTAGATACCCCTTTTCTTGGTAAGGATCGAGTTTGTTAATATAAATAGGCAGGTTCTCAATTGCCTCTTCAATAACTTTCCCATTTAATTGGTTGGATGGGTAGGCAACTTCCTTCATTGTGTTTTCAGGTTCAAATTGGTCAGGGTATATCCTATAAGGAAATGTATATGGGTTCTCTCCTCTTACAAATGAAACATATCCTGTTAACTTTCTTTCCAATAGTTCTTTACCTCCTTCTTTGTCTTCGTCACCCACTACGAAATCACCTTGTGTATCAAATATTTCGTTTTCTTTGATCGTACTGCGTTTGTCTACGGCATTCAATAAATTCACTGTCCATACAATCTCTTTGTAACTGTTGTACATAGGTGTACCCGACAAGAGCAACAAACGAATATCTTCGGCGTGTTGTATTACATCCATCAATAGTGTAGCCAGTTTCTTTCCATCTTTATTATCATCTGATATGCGAATATTATGAAACTCATCAATGATAAACAAATGATTGCTAAAATGCCGTTTGATTTTCAATATTCGTTTCTTCTGCATGGCTTCTGTAGCGTCTTGTCCAGAACTGGTTGTATTAATCTTTCGCTCTATGTAATTTCTAAGTTCTCCATATCCAATAAATCGGTAATGTTCATTTATCAAGGTATTCATTTGCGAAACAACCTTGTCTTTGGATAATTTTTTCATCGAAGTTGGATTGATCTCTTTTAATAGTTCGTTACCAATGCACGTGCGCAGGTTCCATTGGTCTCCCACTTTCTCCAACTTGGTTTCATCAAACAGTTGCATGCGAAAATTGTTTTGTACATTTGGGGATGCGACAATGAAGATTTTTTGTTCCAGACCAATCTGTTTCGTATAATTGCGCATTTCTTCAGCCACTCCAATTGCACTGCATGTTTTACCTGTTCCCAATCCGTGGTATAATAACAATGCATTATAAGGTGTCTGAAATGATAAAAAGTTTTTCACAAACATTTGGTGAGGCATAAGAGAAAAATCCTGACTACACATTTTGTCTGCTTGGTCTTTTATGTTTTTAATTGTTCCATCATAACGGATTGTGTTGAATTCTTTTCTCGAGGCGATTTTTGCATTGAAATCGGGGTCATTTAACGTTGGATACAAAAAGTCATAATCGTCATCTACAATCGAATTGTCACGCATAATCTTCTCGTTCTTTTTATTTATTTTATTGTATTCGGTTGAATTTACATCTCCGGGAAGCAATTCTAATGTGGACAATAATTGTTTTTCCTTATCACTCATTTCAATGTTATCTATTTGTGAAATATCCACATCTTCGTCTTCAAATATTTCCTCCTCATCCTTTTCTTCTTTTTCTTCTTTTTCTTCGTCTTCTTCTTTTTCTTCTTTTTCTTCTTTTTCTTCGTCTTCTTCGTCTTCTTCGTCTTCTTCTTTTTCTTCTTTTTCTTCTTTTTCTTCTTTTTCTTCTTTTTCTTCTTGTTCTTTTTCGTCCTCATGTTTATTGGCTCGCAACAATCCTCTCTTCTGTTCCAAACATACAATCCAATTAATAAACTGCGGTTTCAATCGCGCTCCCATTACACTTTCAGTCTTCGGATCTTCAATTCCTAACATTATAATCAGTTTCGAACGCAAATCTGCAATTAACATTTTTTTCAACTCTTCTGCTCGCACGCTTTCTTCAGGCGTCTCTATTTTATACTCATAGTTACAACCTTCAATTAGTTGGCGGGGTTTTTTACCAACGGGTTCACATTCGCCTGTAGTTTTATTGCGCCGTTGCCCTTTTGGACAACGGACGGGTTTATCGTATTTTTTTTCTACATCAGCATTGTTTTTCAGTCTAGCGGAAAGTTGTGTTACGGCGGCATCCACTAATAAATTCCGTTCAGACACATCCATCGGAACAATATCCGCAATTTTTTCAATAGATTGTTTTTTTTTCGTTGCACGCTTTGAACCACCAGATTTTACTCTTTTTGTATTTCTAGACATGATAATAGTAAAATATATGTATATAGAATGAACATATATTTCTGTTGTTTTTTAATAAAATAATACAGGTGTATGATGAGTTAACATATTATCTAAATTTGTTAACATGTGCTGTTTCTCTAAATTGTAGGGTCGAATGCAATCAATACATTGGTCTACCGTTTTCCATTCGATTTTACTTACCTCCATTTTATCATATTTATAATTCATCAACGTATTCTCGTAATTCATGTGAGTGATATAATACTTGTGTTTATACGATTTGTAATTTGACCCCGTAAAATTTTCTTCAAATGGAAAAATATTTTGAATACTATGCAAATATTCGGTAGGCACTCCAGTTTCTTCTTTAAACTCACGTAACGCACATTCAAAGTCTTTTTCTTGAAAATTACGGCGACCTTTGGGAAATCCCCATTCAGGTTCTTTCCATTGGGTATATTGTTTACTCTCTTCAATCAGTATATTCAAATTGTAAAAAACTTGCTTGTTGTAAATACCATCTTTGATGACTTGGAATTTGTTTCTCGACACCATTTCTTCTTGTTTGTATTGATTGGATAGTCTGCTGTTGCCCCATACAGACAGCCACAATTGCTCGAATGTGAATGTATTCAACTTAACCTTCTCATCTTCAGTCATTTGTTTCAACATATTCATAATATACTCTTTGTTATTGACCGAATACTTCCCTCTCATAAAATCGATGAAACCAAGTGTATCCTTTCTACGTATCATCAGATACTCTTTTTTGTTATTATGAATTCGATAGGCAATAACGCCTACGCTGGTAATCGGCATTTTACATTGACTATATGAATGTCCTTCTTTTCCGCAATTGTTACAATAATTATCTGCACTCATAAAATTATAATAAATGTGTTGTCCTATTATTATAAAAAGGTATTCTTTATATATATTGTTATTTATGAATTTCGATGCAGATACGTGGGGACCTCATTATTGGTTCTTTTTGCATACGATTGCCGAGTTCTATCCGTTGACCCCGAATGAAGTGACTAAAAAAAAATATTATGAATTGTTGACCAATATGCCGCTATTTATACCAGACGAGGAAATGGGAAACAAATTTAGTGAAATACTAGACAAATACCCAGTATCACCTTATTTAGATAATCGCGATTCTTTGGTTCGTTGGATGCATTTTATTCACAATAAATACAACATCATGTTAGGAAAAGATGAAATATCGCTAGCAAGATCATTGGAATTATATAGAGAACAATACAAACCGAAGCAAATCTCATTTGTAGATAGCATCAAGTTCAAATCAAGATACATCCATTTTGCATTTATCTTATTCCTTGTTGTACTCATTTATATGTATTACAGTGAATAATCGCCCATATATGTATTGAATTAAATCTAACGATATGTTAAATGAGATTGGAAATTGTTATATTATTAATCGCCGGTTTTGTAATAGCCAACATTCATACCGATGGAAAATACGTAAAAATTATGATGACATGGAAAAAATATTATCAAATGGCTGGCGTGGGAATGGGTGCACTGTTTTTTTACTACATTGTAAAACACAATCCACTGAGAGCACGCGAGATGTTGGCTACATCAAATGAATATATCAAATATTTACCGGTAGACAAAAGCACGACGAATATGATTTCGCCAATATTAGATTTCACTACGAGACATTCTTCGTTTCAAGACAATGCGTCCAAACCGATTGTTTCGATGAACAATTCACAACAATACCAAGGAGAACAGCGCATTATCAATTCGGGCAAAACCGGTACCAAACGTTCAGTAAGTGAAACCAAAAAGAAGTTTGTAGCATCTAGACAGGATTGGTCTTGTGACGACTGCAAAACGCAATTGAGTGCTTGGTTTGAAGTCGACCATATTGTTAGATTGGACCACGGTGGAAGCAATCATGTAGATAATTTAGTTGCTTTGTGTAGAGAATGTCACGGAAAGAAAACCGCAATGGAGAACCTATAACTTTATGCACAACAAGCGAATTTCGAATAATATATCCATTTATAATATATTAGCATTATAAATGAATGAAACAATAGAACCAGACTACATAGAGAAAGGATTTCAAACATTTAATAAATTAAACAAAAATATCAAGTCTTCAGCCGAACAAGCGAGTAAATTCGCATCCGAAAGAATGAAACAAACCGCCAGTCAACCTATTGTTCAAAACACGATGGCATCTCACGGAATGATGATAATGATTATGTCGATTTTCATTGTGTTTATGTTATTCACGTCCAATTATTCGATGTCGATGACGTATGAAACAAGTTGGTTGGCTATTCCGGTTTTATTGTTGCTGGCATATGGTTTATCTTCTTTTGTAAAACCAGTCGCTACAACAAACAATTGGATTTCGTCTGTATTCAGTAAGTTGGCGTTAGTAGCATTTAGTGGTATATTAATGTATTATTATGTCCAGTTTTCACAACAAACAAATTCATCGTTAAGTCATGTCTATTCTGTTTTGTCCGTATTATTGATGTTTGTTTCCTTAGCAATAGTATTTTACTTTACTGGCGAGTATATCAAACGTCTAGAAGGGTTCCCAGGGTTGATAATGCAAATGTTATTTTACATACCATGTCTATTACTGCAATTTGTGAATTACATTAAGAAAGATATAAGTGATACCACGAACCCCGTATTTTATCTATTTGTAATTGAATTGGTGTTGATTTTGCTGTATATTTATTTACCCAAGATCGTGAAATTATTATTCATGAAAAAAGGTATCAAATTGCTACCTGGAAATGAATTCCTGGATAAGTCACACGTAATTTCAGGAAGTGAAGAACTGAAAATGGAAAAGAATGACCAATTTGACCAAACCGCCAATTATCGTCGCAACTACGGAATATCATTTTGGTTGTATTTGAATGACCAAGGTTCGAATTATAAAGCATACTCAAAAGAAACCAACATATTCAATTATGCCGATGGTGCGCCACATGTAGTATATGAAAACAACATTGATGAAGAGCATGGTCGAAATAATTTGGTTGTATATTACACAAATCGCGACAACAAACAAGAAGATAAAGTCAAGTTGAATATCGCGAAGCAAAAATGGAACCATATTGCATTTAACTATTCATCCACTTTCCTGGATATATTTGTAAATGGTAAATTAGCCCAATCAGTTCCAATACATAATGCGGAGCCAAAATATACGCCATACGACAATATTACGATCGGCGACCAAAATGGGTTGGATGGAGCAATTTGCAATATTACTTATTATAAAGCTCCTCTATCTAAGCGAAACATATTGAACGAGTATAATTTGCTTGCTCATAAGAACCCACCAATTGAAACAGAGTTCATGCCTAAAAATTTGATTAATGGGGATATGCTGAAACGACTATTCTTTTTACGAACTGACTAACTTATATATTTTTTTTATAGCCATAAAATATATAATTATGAATACAACAGTGATTGTTTTAGGAGTTGTTATTATTTTATTGATATATGTTTTATACTATTTCCTATCAAACCGCTCATCGAGCCTCACTGCTAGTGCAAATTTGAAACAACCCCAACCTCCCCTTACTAATATTGAAAAGGCGAATAATTCCCGCTATGGATACACTCTGTGGTTATATGTGAACACTTGGGATAACAATGTTGAAAAAACCATATTTAGTAGAGACAACAACATGAAATTGTATTTGGATAAAACAGGTCCTTTGTTGAAAATGGATATGGCTATGTCTGATGATACGACAGAGACTATGTTGATTACTGATAACTTCCCTCTTCAAAAATGGGTGTGCATCGGATTGAGTATGGATAACCAGTTTGTGGATGCATATATTGACGGTAAGTTGATGCGTTCTCAACGTTTCTTCAAAACTGGTACCAATACTATGCCCAAGGTGCCTCCTACTTCAGATACGCCCATTCTTGTCGGCAATGCGGAAGGAAAGTTTGACGCATATTTGGCGAATTTCAAACGCTGGGTTGCACCACTTGATCCCAAAACCGTATGGGAAAATTATTTAGATGGCAATGGTTCAAACAGACTGATGAATATGTTGAGTTCGTATGGTGTAGACATATCTATTCTGAAGAACGAGCAGGAACAATCTAGGTTCTCTGTTATTTAAGGCAAAATAAATAGTTTAATATAAATTTGTATGGTTATAATTTTTATCCCTATATTATAACAATATATATGAACGCTCAACCAGGATTTACCGCAAACGTGGGTACTCAAATTACAAGCAATTTATCGAATGCAATGGACAAATTACCTAGCCAAGAAAGCATGCAACAAGGCATCAGTAATCTGGGCAATACGTTGCAGAATACTAGTTCGCAATTGACGGATACTTTCAGCGAGTTTTCAAAACAATCCGCTACTGTCCCGGAAGCAACAACCGGGTTCCTCCAATCCAACACTATCATCGCAAAATTCGCATTCATTATTTTAGTGCTAATCGGCATGCTTGTTCTTCTCAATTTAGGCGTAATTCTGATAAGTATTCTCTTTGGTCCATCTGATAGTCCTTATCTGATCAATGGTATGATTGATGGAAACAACTCCATGGTTGTTCATCAAGACCCAAAACAGGGCGGGTCAGCCACTATCCTTCGCTCTAATAATGAAGATAGTGGCGCCGAATTTACTTGGTCATCATGGTTATATATAAATGATTTAGGAAATCAAGATGAAAAATACCAACATGTGTTTAGTAAGGGCGATGGTCAATTCGACGCTGTAACCAACTTGTCTTCCATGAATAATTCACCTGGTGTATACTTAGAACCAAAAACTAACAATTTACGCGTTATGATGGATACAGTCAAATATGGAGACGCGAATACGTCTATCGTGGTAGAAAATATGCCTATTAAAAAATGGATACATTTAGCAATCCGGCTGCAAAACAAGATCATAGACATTTATGTGAATGGAACCTTGTCCAAGCGTATGGTATTAAGCAACGTTCCCAAGCAAAACTACAGTGATGTATACATTGCTCAGAACGGCGGTTTTAACGGCAAGTTATCCAGTTTACGTTATTATAATTCTGCACTGAATGTGTTTGATATTAATAGCATTGTTCGCAAAGGACCCAATTTAACAGTAAAAGATGGTAATCTGAATACAAAATATTTCTCTTACTTATCCAATTATTGGTATTATTCCAAAACCAATTAATTGTGCAATGCAATCATATTATATAGTCGTACTTTATTATATAATATGTCTTCTGACGTGAGTGGAATATGTTTACAACGAAGGAAACAAATGTTGTTTACGATACCGCCTGCTCGTCTTGAAACAAAATCGCCTTACAATCAATATACAGAAGCACAATTGAATATGCGACGAAAAGCTGAAATCTTACAATATTCAGGAAACAGTCAAGCATCAAAGGGGAATAATTTAACAAAAAAACAGAAAATGGCTCAACTCTTATCTGGTAAGTATCAAAATTCGACTTATCCGGGAACAATTGTACAAGAAGTAACCGAAGTGCGTAATGCAATATTGGATATAAGTGAAAATGTATATTCATATAAAACCATATATTCCAATATAGATACCAATTGCAATAATAATGAAATTATTTATACGCCCACTTCATCTTCTGGTGTTCCTGGTCCATCTATGTTATTATACAAAGACGATAGCATTCCGTTATACAATTACAAGACTAATGTGGAAACCTTGGCTATAGCGAACGATGAGGATACGGATGAATGGAGATATAACATTACCGACAATATATTTGCCTTGCATAATAATACCCAGGACATATTCTCACTGGGCATCCAATATGGTATCACCAATCCTCAATACACATACAGTTTCAAAATTCCGTATGGTATATTTGTGCGCGGCTTCTCAACTGGAAATGTAGATACTACATACGATTTGTCGCTTAGTCTTTTTAATACCTCTCCAATGGGTGTGTCGGTATTATATAACAATGGAAATGTAGTTGACCCAGTAACTGGAACAACATTAACGCCTACATTGACTTATACGGATTCTTCATTTAATGTTCAATTACTTGATACGTCATTTAATGCAGCCAATACGCAGTTTCAGGCAGTTGTACACGGAGGAACTGTGGAAGTGTCTGGTGTGAATTTATTTACAGAACGAGGGTTTGTCTATGATATAGTTGGATTTCCGAAAATATCCATCTCTACTCCTTTTGGATATGAAGACGATTTTAATAATGTAGAATACGGAATAGTGTTTAATTTATCTTCGAATAATTTATTAGTGGAAACCAATTGCAGCGTATCGAACCAAGTAAGTGAAACGTATATACCATTTGAGTTGAACGGAATTTATCTAACGTAGAGAACCATCCGTTATTTATTTTCAAAGATATATCTCTCAATGGTAACATTTTACCAATTCACAATTCCTAATTTATTACGATAGTTAAGTCCATAATCATATAATAATTCTTCCCCTTCTTCTATCTCGCGTTTTGCATAAAAAAATACATAACCCTCAATATCAATTTCTTTTCCCGATTGTGTAATATATACACTCGAACCAGTTTCTCGTTTGTATCTGATTACAGTAATATTTTCTACTTCGTTACTATAACAACAATTCATAAAACGAGTATAATTAGACTTTTCTAGATTATCCGCATCAAATACTATCGATGCATTTCCTATTATACTTTCGAATAAGTAATCGTTGCTGGTTGGTTTACTATTGAATTCGTATATTTCCCCCATATAATTTCCAATAAAGGTTCCCGCGGGTATCTTGGTATTCGCAAATATGCCCAATCCTGCATTCGGGATAATGCTATATCTTATTTGTACAAAGTCGGGAATATATTTTGCAATATCAACAATATCGATGTTTACACTATCTTTCTGCATGTAATCGATAATAATAGATACTTTTTAAACTAATATTATGATAAAGTATATAATTATCACAATATTATGGTTCGTATCCTTGTATGCGATCCGGGTTTTTTTTCATAAAATCAATATCAAATTCAAGCTCTTGTAAACGACATATCATAAAATTCGCAGTAAACTTGTAGAATTCCAATAGGTTCACACAGTGGTCAACATAAGTAGTATCAAACTTTTCTCGATCTACACAATCGCGGAAAGGAAGCAACAATTGTCGAATATTCTTGAGAGTATGTACTGGTTGGAAAGTATGTCTACCGTCACGGTCGTTATCAGTATATGCATCATACAGGTCAAATAAATACGGTAAGTATTCAGTCACACGATCAAATTTTTCTAACATATCGTCTTTGTAGTCTTCGTATAAATACAAATGTGTTTCTTTCACGTAATGTATGAGCCATTTTATTTCGTGAGCCATTTTCTCAGTAACTTGTAGCGAATTATTATTTACATAAATATGGCTATATTGCGCATATTTATTATACGTATCCGTGCTATATATTTGCATGTCTATCATTTGACCCATCATTTGCTCAATTTCATTCATCATTTCACCTTGAAAGGCACTGTAATCTATATTTTCCAGCACGTCCATTATGCATGAATAGCGCAATTGTATTTATATTAGTTCTAAATCTTCATATAAAATTGATTGCAATGGAACGAAGAATATGCAAGATAACAAACACATTCTTTCTTATTTATTCAGGCATCATGACTTACACGATTACCGTCGAAGATTTCTATATTGAACACATCGACGAGACCGATTACCCGACCACGGTATTTAGTTTTACAGGGGAGGTGATTATTGTAACCGATACATCGGATATTGTTTATTACGGAGTATCTGACTTCGGTAGCGGTACCAATTCGATTGTTGTCCCCAAAAAAGGAAAATTATATAAAAATCAAACCCTGGTCTATGAAGGTCGCTTCACTGATAAAGGTAGTTATACTGGTAAATGCATTTTGTATCACGATAATGGAAATAAACAATATGAAGGGGGTATGTTGAACAATCGATACAGTGGATTTGGTACAACATACGATACGGATGGCGAGCTGGTATACGAAGGCGGTTGGGTCAATGGTCTTCAATATGGAGAAGGAACGCTGTATGAAAATAATGTCTTGATTTACACCGGATACTGGTTTGAGGGTGCAAAAAATGGTAAGGGTACCGATTATTCCTCGATTTACCGCATCTACGATGGCGAATGGAAGGATAATATGTGGCACGGTAGCGGAACGCATTATTGCGAAGATGGAACAATTGTGCAAACGACTTGGAACCGCGGGCAAAAGAATGGAATCGGTTCCGTCGAACTACCAACCGGACATTACTTCATTAACTGTGAATGGAAATCTGATATACTCCTTTCGCAAGGACTTGAAGCAATCCCTATGAATAAATTAAGAAAGACGAGAAATCGTTATACTGTGATCGTATAAACATATCCATAAATAAATAAATAAAAAAACATAAGCATTTAGCTGTCTTATGTTTTTTTCGCACTATTTTCTTTGACCAACGTCGTATTCAATAATTACTCTAATTTGGTTGCCTCGCTCTTAAGAGGGTGTTTGTTTTGCGTCATAGTAGGGTTCAAACAAGTTTCGAAACTGGGATACAGCTGATTAGATAGGCATTTGTCTTGTTCTCCGACTTGTACGCATCCGCGCTTTCCTTCGAACTCGCCCACCAAGCACCATTGAGATTTGCGAGAGGTAATTGCATTTTGAATGGGATTTGTAGTGTTGTCCATATCTGGGTCACGAACCTGAACAGAAGAGCGGTTCACGGTTTCACCTAAATTAATGCGGTCAGGTAGGTGTCCAGCACTAGCATCCTTCAGTAAGTCTCCAACAGTATCAATTGTGCCTCCAGCAATTTCGACACCAGCAGTACCAGTCACGGTAAAAAGAGAACTAATCTGGTTCAAAATGGAACCAGCTGTATATGCAATCAAAGAAGCGATCTGCATAATGAAAGGACCGAACAGATCGACAACGGATTGCAACAGGTCTCCGAAAATATTCAGAATATTTACTCCTAAAAGTGAAAATACAATCAATACAATTAGAATTATCGTCAACAGTTGATTGTTGTAAGCTCCATCAAGTAGGTTCAGTTTAGGGGCGGCGTTAGTAACAGAATCCATTTATATATTATAGCAACCTTTTTTATTTTTTCGTTTGCATTGAGGTATATTTTTATTTTTGTATATTAAATGACTTTAATGAACATGATGGACTCCATATTTTATTTAGGATTAGTTGCTACTTTCTTGCTTATTTTATTGGTTGTATACCATTTCAAAAATAGAGTGAGTACTATGGAACAGCGATGCGATACTATGTTTGAAATTATGAACAATATTGTTCAAGAGTTAAATTTATTGCGACGACAAAATACAACGTCGTTTGGTGGAGGTGCACCGATGAATGTGCCGACCAATCAAGTTGAACACTCACATTCTGTACAGATGTATCCTAGACATGACGACGAAAGTGATGATGAGGATGAGGATGAGGATGAGGAAAGTGGAGATGATGAGTCCAGTTATTTATCCGAAGATGATTTAGAAGAAGATGAAGAGGAAGACGAAGAAAGGGTAGTCGAACTTGATAATGAGTTGAAACAGGTAAAAATGGTAGAGGATGATGTCCAACAAGAACCTACACAAAGTTCTTTGTTAGAGATTGACGACAATAATTCAATCAAGGTAGAGAAAGTAGAAACAACTTTAGAAAACACAGACCAAATGGAGGAGTTCCCTTCTGCGATGGATGCCTACAAAGCGATGACTAATTCTGCATTAAAGGCGTTGGTTATTGAAAAGGGATTAAGCACCAACCCAAGTAAATTAAAGAAAGTCGAATTGATAGAATTATTGAATGAATTAGAATAGAGTTATTTCGATGCAAGAATATATCATCTTTTAATATAATAATGTTTTCGTTTTTCAAAGCAAATAAGCAAGAACCCAAAAAAGAAGAGAAGCAACTCTCATATGATGGATATTCTACAAACAACCAATACAGCGATTTCCCTCCTATGATGAAGGACGGTCGCTCCATTGTATCTTCATGGCAAACTGAAACCCAGATGAACAAGGAATTGAAGAACCAAAACAACATCAAGTCCAACTGGGAATACCGTCAATATTTGACCAAAAATGCAAAGGATGTAATGCGCAATGAGTTTGTTCAGTCGGCAAATGATACTGGGTATAACACAAAGAATGCTCAATCACCAAACATTCAATCCAATGAAGTGCAAGGATACTCCAACTATCCTTACTCATTCAAGAGTGTATTGGACGAAACAAAGCCTGCTGGTTATGTGCAAAGTGATTTAAAAACTACATACTTGTCGAGAGACCAATTAGAGAGCCGTCAAATTTCTCCTGCAATTACACAAGATGAATTATTGCGCAGATAATTTTATCATTTTCATAAAAATATATACAAAAAATATATTTTTATTCATACATTCAAAATGAAAACTATTAGTTTCGACGTTGGCATAAAAAACATGGCGTATTGCATATTTGATTGTTCAGCAAACATAGATATCCTTGACTGGAAGGTATTGAATTTAAATGAAGAAAATACAATCGTCAAAAAAACGTGCAATGCAATCGTAAATAGTCGCAAACAGCAAAATAAGGTATGTGGGAAAAACGCAAAATACCAATATAATGATCTATGTTATTGTGAAACACACGCAAAGTCAAGCAATTATTTATTACCAGTAAAAGAAAATCAATACACCCATATCAAAAAGCAAAAAGTGGATGAGGTTATCAAATGGGGAAACCAACACTTTTTATTTTTAGACAAAGAACGTAAGCAAAACAAAACCAGTATGTTAGCGGAGGTTCAACAATATTTGGAAAAACATTGTTTAGAAAAAATCACATACAAGAAAACCAAAAATGCTTCTCAAGTCGATTTAGTTGTAATTGGAAAAAAGATGAAAATATTGTTAGATAAGATACAGATCCTTCCCGAAATAACGCACGTTATTATTGAAAATCAGATTTCACCCATTGCGAATCGAATGAAAACAATACAGGGTATGTTAGCCCAATATTTTATTATGCGAAATGACGACTGTGCAATTGAATTCATTTCATCTGCGAACAAATTGAAACAATTCGCAGATACCCAGGGAGAGGTTCCGAAAAAAAAGAAAGAAAATAAGGAACAAAGTGTTTCTATAAAAAATCCAAATTACAAAGAACATAAAAAAGACGGCATTTATTATTGTTATCGGATCATTGAACGCAATTTTAGCAATTGGAGCGGTGCATTGTTAACTGATAAAAAAGATGATTTGGCCGATGCCTTTTTGCAAGGATTATGGTATTTCAAACATAGAAATATAATAACTTACGCGGACGATTTAAAAATAAATAGTGTTTGAATAACATAAGACATGGAAGAAGTTATTGACATTGGACCTTCTAGCCACGAACCGATTAGTTTGGATTTTAAATCACGTGATAACGCACCATCGGTAAATTTTGGTAGTGGAATTGAATTGCTCATGAACGATAAAAAGAAATCTACTAATGTTGCGAATTTGGATTTAGGAGAACTGGATGATTTGGAGTCTGAACTCAATCAACTGTCTGGAAACAAGTCTGCTCCCGAAGAGAACAGCGGCAGTAATCTATTTTCTGGTTATTTAGGATTGAATTCTGCACAGAACATTGTGAAAGAAGACCACCAACCCGTGAATGATATGAAATTTGATGATTTAAATGAAGCCAGCTTGGGGGCGGCTACATCTGATATGATGGGAAGTGCGAAAACGTGGGATGGATTTATGAAGTCGAATGAAGTTCCACCCGAGCAGGAGTATAGGGCTTCTGCTAATTTAAGTGAGCGCGAAAAGAGAAGAAAGAAGCGCCTTATGTTGAAAAAGCTTGATGAATGGAAAGAAAAAGGTATGTTGAAAGATTCCGGCAATTTCACTATGGATTCACCTTATGATGAGGTGGAAGATGAGTATGAAGGAGCCATGGAGGAAAAGAGAAAGAAGGATAGCATTAAACTGCAGGGATGGTGGTTTATGACGTTTGTTAATTCCCTCGAATACGGCAATGCTATTTTCAATCCATTCGATCTGAACCTTGATGGTTGGGGTGAGCAAGTGAGTGAGGATCTCGATAGTTATGAAGAAATTTTTACAGAATTACATGATAAATATAAGGGAGGTAAGATGGCCCCTGAAATTTCCCTTCTCTTACGTGTAGGTTTCAGTGCGGCCGTATTGAATTTTTCGAACAAGGCTCTCTCCAGTGCTACCCCTGCATTCAACGATGTGATTAAACAGAGTCCTGAATTGATGAAGATGTTTACCAACGCAACTGTAAATAGTATGTCTCAGGATTCTCCTGGATTCGCAATGGCGAATAACTTCATGCAAGACAACAGTCGACCCAAGGGACCTCCTCCACCAGGACCAGTGGAGACGCAGAATATTCCTCCTCCTCCCAGACCTGGTATGAACGGAAATGCACCAACCAACCGACCCGACATCAATGCAAGCAGAGGAACAATGTTTAGAGAGGAAGGTGTTAGATTGGAGCCCGCTGCCGAATTAAGAAATCAGTCTGCCCCGCAAAAAAGACCTGAGATGAAGGGACCCCAAAATTCAGACATTGATAACATTCTATCTGGTTTAAAAACACGCACAGTGAATATTCACAGCGAGACCAAGAAGGATGATGACTCTTTGTTGTCTATTTCTTCATTGAAGGATATTCAGAATAACAACATGCCCAAGAAGAGCAAGAGAAAGAACGGTTCCGAGAAGAACATCGTGTCGCTCGATCTATAAATATAATACAACCAATATAAAGTGATAACTCTATTATAATTATTACTTTATGGAACCTGTATTGATGGAAACCCCTGTCGAGTCTAAAAGACCTGTGATTTTGCTTTGCGTTCCTGGAAATACTTTCTCTGGACGATTTTTGAAATGTTGGACTGGAGCCTTGATGGGACTTGCAGAGAAGTACGAGATTATATTCGCTAATGCATATTCGTCCCAGGTGAATTTCGCACGTACGCTATGCCTGGGCGCAGATGTGCTACGTGGACCAGACCAGAAGCCTTTCGACGGAAAGATTAAATATGATGTGATGTTCTTTTTGGACAGTGATATGGTATTTAGTGGCGATATGATTAATAACCTTGTGCAAAAATGCTTGCACGAGAAAAATAAAATCATTTCAGGAACATATGCTATGGATGGCGGCGAAATGATGACCTGCGTCGAAAACTGGGACGAAGAGTTTTATGTAAAGAACGGGCATTTCAAGTTTATGGATGCAAAGGATGCCGAGGAGAGAGTAAAATCAGAAAAACATATGGTAAAGTGCGGATATGCTGGTATGGGGTGCATGGCTATCCCATATGGTATGTTGGAAGATGAGCGTATGAAATATCCTTGGTTTTTCAAGGATATTAACAAGTTTACAAATAAGGGTCCAGACGGACAGTCAATTCACGAGGGTATGAGTGAAGACGTCTCATTCATTCGCAATTTGATTGATGCTGGTATTATTGATGGTGTATGGGTAGATCTGAAGATGCGGTTTGGTCACGAGAAAATGACTGTATTTTAAAATCGTATATTATTATTTTGCATTCTTATACATACTCATCATTTTGTCTTTTTGCGTTGAATAATCAACAATAGGACAAGGATATGAACTATCCTTGTGCTGTGTCTCCCTGCAAGCTACGTACCACGTATGTATCTCTTTTGCATCTACATCTCGTAACTCAGGTATCCATTTTTTTATATATTCGGCATTATCATCGAATTTCTTACTTTGTATCCAGGGGTTCATATCTCGGAAATAGGGTTTCATGTCTACCCCTGTTCCACTGATCCCTTGCCAGTTTCCATTATTAGAGGCAATATCATAGTCTGTTAGTTTTTGAGCGAAGTATTTCTCTCCAATACGCCAATCCACTAACAAGGTTTTGATTAATACGCTCGCTGCAGTCATTCTACCTCGATTATGCATATACCCGGTAGCATTCATTTCTCGCATAGCTGCATCTACTAACGGAATTCCAGTGTGTCCTGTCTTCCATTTTTGGATATGTTGTTTGTTGTTGCTCCAAGCCAAATTCTTGTATCTTTCCTGGTAAGATTGCCCAACTACTTCGGGATATGCATACAATACGTGTGCAAAGAATTCGCGCCAAATAAGTTCACTTATCAATCCGTGTTCTTTTCCGTATCTTTTTTTGAAAGCAAAATACACTTCGCGAATAGATACGCATCCGAATTTTATATATGCAGACAAATGAGACGTTTTCTTTTTTCCTTCAAAAAAATCACGTGTATCCACATAGTCCTTTTGTTCTGCTATGGCGTTTCGTAAAAACAATAACCCATTTTGTCTTCCACCGTGCACTAATATGTCTTTGTTTTCTCTTGTAAATTTGCGGAAAGCATCTGCAAGCGAAACAATATTCGATAACTTCTTGGTTGTTTTTGAAATGCTTCGTTCAAGATCTTTTTCAATAGATCTCACATCCATTTGAATGACGGTGTTATAAAATGGTGTATATTTTTTGTATGCATTTCCAGTAGACGTGAACACAGTTCCAGGTTCAAACAAATAATAATCGTGGTACGCGTTACATTGAATGCTGTTGTTATCGCATATTTTCTGAATGGATGTATCGCGTTTCACTGCATATGGACTGTAATCCTTGTTGAAAAATACTGCATCCAATCCCAGTTCGTTAATTAAATCGTCGATGACCTCGTCTTGTTTTCCATAAAATGTATAGAGTTCTCCTCCTCGTGATTTGATTTGTTTGCGCAGTTCATCTAAACTTTCAATCATAAATTGAACCGCATTGTTTGACTTGAATTCGTTATTCACTACTTGTTCTGGGGTGAAAATGAAACTTACGTATACTTTTTTACATTGTTTCCACGCTTGGTTCAATCCAATATTGTCGACTATACGAAAATCACGTCGAAATACAAACAATCCTCTTTCAAACATATATTTATATTATGCCGACATTTTCTTATTTAATTTCATCGTTGAAATAATATAAATGGATATACATTGTTATTTGTTATATGGAAGCTATTCGTAATATATTAACCACTGTGAATACAGGGTTATCCGTTATGACTATTTTGTTCAATCGTTATACAGAAACATTATATGACCAGCTTAGCAATAACGAACACGTATCGAAAATGCTCATCATTTTATTTGATTTTTACGTTACTGCACAAATGTATATAGTAGATGGTTACCAATATGCGTATACACATTATCCCATTGTTCGAGAGTTAGCAAACCGATCTATATATTATACCAATTGCATAGCGTGTTTCATAGAAGATTATAAGGTTGAACCATTTCAACACCATTGGATATCTACACATATACTTATCAAAAATAGTCATATTTTTAAGGGTGACCGCTATATACACATTGAAAATTATCAGATGATGTCGACCGATGTTAGTCCGGATTGTTCATATAATGGAAAAGTCGAACAAGGATTTATGTATTTTTTCGACATTCTACAGTCACTTATCACAAATTTAATGCACGTAGTAGATGCGATCGTGGTGATGCGCGATGGAGACCGATACATTGTTCGTTCGATATTGAATGTGCATACTGATTTTGAACATAAATCGTCTGAACATGTATTCTTGAGTGTAACATATAAACACCCGAGCATGAACAAACCGATCGCTATTGAAATTCCCGCGCAAATGTATCAAGTAGGCAATGTATTGTTTACACCTATGTTTGTGAAACGTTGTTTGGAATATCAATCATTGTCGTACGTATTTGACGATAACTATACATTGGATATTATTGATAATAAGATGAATATGTTATCCATGAGTAGTACACAATATGCTATATTAACTGAAAATAATTGGACGATTATAGATTTTGCAAAGAAAACAACAAATCTAGACACAAAAAAACCAGAAGAAAAAGAAGAAAAAGAAGAAAAAGAATAAAGAATATATATAAAGATAAACGTTCTACTATGTTAAGGGTATATAATACATGGATACAGTGCGTCATCCTGCCCACCATGATCTGAATGGTAAATGGAATTTGTATTATCATTTACCAAACAACACAAGTTGGGAATTGTCCAGTTATTCTAAAATTGTAACGTTAATTGATACGGTTGAAAAGGTTGTTCGTGTAAATGAAAAACTTACAGATAATGTTGTTAAAAACTGCATGTTGTTTATCATGCGTGATGGTATTACTCCTATGTGGGAAGACCCTAAAAACCGAGCCGGTGGTTCTTTTTCATACAAAATATTGAACAAATATGTTCCGGACATTTGGAAACATTTGTTTTATTTGCTTTGTGGAGAGACGTTATGTACAGATCAAAAATACAATCAGTATATCAATGGAATTACAGTCTCCCCGAAGAAAAACTTTTGTATTATCAAAATATGGATGTCTGTATCCGAATATCAAGATCCTGATATTATCGCAGATATACCAAATTTAACGAAACACGGATGTCTATTTAAAGCGCACCAACCTGAATTTTAATGAAAAATTGAATAATAAATGATATTGTAAAATTATGTAAATCTACAACATCATTACCATGATTACAAAAAACCTATTTATTCCTGCTATATCTAGCGAAATCGAATTTTATATTGGAGAAAATGCACAAGACAATTTTGATATGATTGATATGTGTAAACCAACCGATATGTGGTTTCACTTACACAATGCGTCTTCCAGCCACGTCATTGCGAATATGCCTAGCGACAAAAACTACAACCGTCGCCAAATATCAAAAATAATTATTCAGGGCGCAAAGTTTTGCAAAGAACATTCGAAAGCACGATCGAACAAAGATACAGAAATCATTTATACGCGGCTGGTAAATATAGTAAAAACACAAGTGGTAGGTCAAGTGAATGTAGGAGAAAGTAAAATTGTTACCATCTAATGATTATGCAGGAGGCAGAGGAACCAAACATAACTTAATTTCTCCCAAAGAAGCTACATCATATTTTACTATAAGAGGCAAATCGTTGCCCAGATAAATTTCCAAATGACTACATAATGGTGTACACTTGATAAAATGGCTTAAGCTTTTTAATGAAAACTCTCCCTGAAAGATAACGGATGCATCATTTTTCTGTATGAAGTTCATATTTCCATCGGACTCAGAACGGAATATACGCGAGCTCGCGAAACCACCTTCACAAGAGAATATCAAATCATTTCCAACGGACTTTATCTCGATGCGATCCGAAATTCCATTCAAATCACGAATAATCTTCTGAAAATCGGAAGACGGCATATTAATCGCAGTTGAATATTCCACATCCGGCACGTGCATCTCTTCCGTATCGGGTTCAATTAATCTCAACTTTTGACTATAACACTGTTTTATGTCTCCATTATCATATTGCAATCCCAGGTGAGAAACAATGCCGTCGTGGTAGTCCGCCTTATCAATGTAAATAGACAACGTGTCGTCATTTGACATAGTCGAAATCACTTTGAACAAATGAAGGGTGTTCGCACATACGATAATCTTGTCCGGAATGCAGTTATATTTTTCAAATCGGTTTGCGTGCAATGATACATTCACCAGAATAGTATGTGTTTTATCAAAGTTAATGATTTTCATACCTTCTTTGGTGAATGTAATGGTTGCATCCGTCAATATATCCTTAATTGCAGTAATCATATTCCTTATTGGCTGAATTTGCACAGTTTTTATAGTCAACACATTATTTTCTTCGTTCATTCTTATTAACGTATATCTAAATAAGTGCGTTTGTTTTTATATTTTCTTTTGCAAAGTTATTTTACGCGTTTTGTTTTTATTTGTGCATTTGTTTTGTTTTTTGCAAGTTTGTTTGGCCAGTTTCAGTGCCTTGCTCTCTTTTTTGCACCCATCGTTTAATAAATGATAATCAACAATACTTGCATTGCCCCCGGTGACTGCACTTGCTAATCTAGCAATTGCCCACGATTCCGCGCTTTGATTTGGTCTCGACCCACTTGAATAGTATGCGCCTCGACCTTTGTTTGCTATTTTGTCTAATGTCTTCATCGAGCATTTTGTTGCTTTTACCAATTCTCTGGAAGGTGCCACATTGTCTATCTTATATAGTTCTTTAGCATTTTTTACATGTTGGGAAGGTTTGGATCGAAATGTCTTTATTTTTGGTCGTTGAAAATATTTACCCTTCTTGTACATTTTTCTAGATTTGTGCAAATTTTTTAATTGAACACCTCTGTCCTTTATCGAGATATATTTAGGAACATAATGTTTGGGATAATTATTCATACGTAATATCTGTAGAAGAAATATATATAATCAATATATAATTATGTCTGCTCCCATTGCACTAAATAGTGAAAATTATCCTGCTTTGGATGCTAGTATTCAAACTATTATAAAGGGGGGAAAGCGCGCACTCATTAGTATTTACACAAATGCTGAAGGAACCACTATGGCCAGTGATACACACGGTGTCATCGACAAGCGTGAGATCCTTACCATTAGTTATACTGCGTCTTACAAGGATGCCGATGGTAACGATACCAACCCTTTTGTGGTGGTGAAATTCAAGCACAATGGTGATCAGTTTGTTGATTACTTTACCAGCATTGACTACGTGGAAGATCACTGGTACAAGTTGGATGAGCAAAATATTCCCTTCAAGACGTTTTAAGCAATCTCTTAATAGTAAGCAAAAATAATATCATCTATATCTGTGATATTATTTGTTTTTAATTTTTCGTATTTATTTTTTACTCCACTGTTGGATAACTTGCCTGCATAAGGAGACCACATTGTCCCTTTCCGTTATTATACTGCGAGCCTCTACCCAAGTAGATATATCCATCTTTTCCCCAAGAAGTTCCCCAAGAGTTTTTCACACGGTAATAGTCCACACTGTCCATCGAGCCATATCCAACAACCAATACTCCGTGGTCAAGCTGTGTTCCACAGTCACCAGTGAAGACACCAGAACTATACAACTGGAAATCCTTCTGGTCGGCCTGAATAGCAATGGAAACCGGTTGTTTGCTTAGTGCATCCATCATATCCTCATCAGAATTCGCAGGAACATCATAATAACTAGTGATAGCAGTTCCAGGAACCACGTCACAGTCTTTCATACAAGTGCCGGCGGTTTTCGTCGTTCCGGAAATATACGGATACGATGCCTCTTGGCACAATCCACCGTTATTCTCGATCCAAGAAAAAGCGTTGTCCATCAGTCCGCCATTGCATCCGTGGTCCTTTCCACCGGACTTGAATGTATCACAATCAACGAGCTGTTGCTCGGAAAGGGAAATCAGTGTGTTATGTTCTACGTAATTAGCGCCTTCTAGTGCACCTGTAGTAGAAAAACTCCAACAAGAACCACACTGACCTTGGTCTTTCACATCAGTTACGGCGCCCTTGGAAACCCAATCAATCTCATCGGCAGCACTCAAACTTGTATCGTCTTTGCAACTGCGAAGACAATTAACAGTATCAATAGTGCACTCATCCTTCACATGCTTCACACAGTCGGATAGACATTTTACGTGCGCGACCTTGCTCTGGTATGCATCAGGATGATACACCAAAGAGCGACTAGATCGCTCGGGCAGACCAGAGTATCCAAGATATCTACTGAACTCATCAGTATTCATTCCTGAAAACTGATTGTGGTCCAAACTGTAAGACAGGTTACGACCGTTTATCAGCTGAATGTGGTCATCATTCTCCAACCAGTTCGAAAATACATGGTCAGTATGAACATCATTTTCAAATATCATTTCAAACTTCTTCGCCCAGTCACCAAAACGGGGTCTTCTGTCTTCTGCTGAAGCAGACACCATAATCAAAGAAATCGCACATAGAAACGCTCTCATAATCATCTCTTGTGGTAATATGTTATATTGGCGACATCTATTTAAATGCTTTCAATATTGTATATGACTATACATAGTTGCCTACAACTTGTTGACCATGACTTCTTTGATGACGCTTCTCACAATTTTATCACGAAATTGTCTGCATTCTTGTTCTCCTAGTCCGCCTAGAATGGTATTGCATAAATCCATATATTCCATGTTCTCAGGTGAATCGAAAATATTGTAGTTTGGGTGTTCATCTTTCCATTGTTCTATATTTTTACAGTTTTTGTTCGCCACTTTATTTACAAGTCCTTTGAGCGTTTCCTTCGAATTGTCTTCCTTTGACCATTCATCATTCTCGCGAATATACAATGTCTCACGTTTCAAATCGGTACAATGAAGAGGGCGTTTGTATGTATCTAGTTCTCTTAGTTTGTTTACTAAAATGCGTGATATTCCTTCTACATACCCCAAACGACCGGTTTCTCTTAAGTCTTCCATATCCAATTCCATATTTTCTAAAAAATCCGACATATTGATAGCATCTTTACATTGTTCATTCAAAAAGAAGTTCAAATTAAATTTCTGATGATTATTATTAATCGTATTGTTGGTTATATGATTACCATTGTGTTTTACTGCATCGATTAATTGTCTTTGGAGTTGTTTATTTTCGTGTTGTTGTTCTTGTATTTCGGTTTGCATATCATGCATTTGCTTTGATTGTTCTACCATCAGTTCTTTGAATTCTTGATTTTGCTTTAATAAGTCAACAAACAACGTCATATCTGGAGCCCCAGACATATTCGGAAGTGGTAATGGGTTTTCTTTATTTGGTATGTCTACTACATTCGCACAATTTTGTTGATGTTTCCACAAACCAACCCGAGATTTGTAGTGTTTATTACAACTCTGGCATATAAACGTTGGGAGATTTTTGGAGACTTTTTTGTTAACAGATGTTAACGTTTGATGTTTTGCTGTGGATGTATGTTTATTATATTCACTTTGTCTACTGCATCCATAATCACAACATTCGCAATAAAATTTTTTGGAGACTTTTGGAGACTTTTTTGTTAACATTTGTTAATATATATTGTTAACAAAAAAATATCCTAAATCGTTTTTTAAGAAAACTATATTTTTGTTATGCAGTCAAACAAATTATACGAATTAACGAAATCACTGCATTATGCTATAAACCCATTTTTTAACTTTTCTTTTCCCAAGACTTTTTCACAAAAATGAAAATTGGACATTTTTAAAAATGTCCAAAAGTTCAAAAAATTCTAGAGAGTTGGAAAACATATTACCTATTTTACATTTTGAGAACCATGACTTCTTTAATCACGTTTCTCGCAATTTTATCACGGAATTGTCTGCATTCTTGCTCACCAAGTCCACCAAGAACCGTATTACATAAATCCATATAGTCCATGTTCTCGGGAGTATCGAAAATATTGTATTCTGGATGTTCATCTTTCCATTGTTCGATATTTTTACAATTTTTATTCGCCACTTTGTTTACAAGTCCTTTGAGAGTTTCCTTCGAATTGTCTTCCTTTGACCATTCATCATTTTCTTTTATATACAGTGTTTCGCGTTTCAAATCAGTACAATGAAGAGGGCGTTTGTATGTGTCTAGTTCACGAAGTTTGTTCACCAGAATACGCGATATACCTTCTACATACCCCAAACGACCAGTTTCTCTTAAGTCCTCCATGTCCAATTCCATATTTTCTAAAAAATCAGACATATTGATCGCATCTTTACATTGTTCATTCAAGAAAACGTTCAAATTGAATTTTTGATGGTTGTTGTTGATCGTATTGTTTGTGGTGGTCGGCTTTTGGCTCAATTCAACCAATTGCTTGTTTTGTTCAAGAATTAATTCTTTGAATTCTTGATTCTGTTTAATCAATTCCACGATTGTATCTGTCTCGTGATATTGTTTATGTATTTTTTTGTCGGTCGCATTTGAAGATTCGTCTGGTATTCCACTGCATCGTTGTTTGTGTTTCCACAACCCTACACGAGAGTTGTATTGCTTCTCGCAACATTCACATATATAATTTTTGGAACTTTTTGGAACTTTTTTGGTTAACGATGTTAACTTTTGATGTTTTGCAGTCAGTAAATGTCGAGTAAATTGACTTTCTCTTACCGTATTGTATTTGCACTTTTCGCAGATATAATTTTTGGAACTTTTTGGAACTTTTTCTGAGAACATTTGTTAATATATAGTTAACATAAAAAAGTTCCTAAACCAATTTTGATGAAAATATAAAAAAAATATATGCAGTCAACCAAAATGAATAAAAACTGAAATCACTGCATTATGCTATGAACCCATTTTTTAACTTTTCTTTTCCCAAGACTTTCTCACAAAAATGAAAATTGGACATTTTTAAAAATGTCCAAAAGTGCAAAACCAAAAATACTTTTGAGAGAAAAAACCTACTTTATTTCTTATCAGATACATATGGTTGTTTATGTAGTATACACTGCATAGTTCATCACAAGTAATATTAGTATATTTTTGAATAAGCCGTATTATCGAGCGGATTTGTATTTTGGTTGTTCATGATGTCTGTATAGATACACTCTTATTATTAATTTATTATGTTCTCCAATGACAACATTTGAAAGGTTGCTACAGTGTTTGTCTTCCACTGATGCAACTAGACAGACAATAGATGTGAACACCTTCCGTAGAAATGGTGTTGAGAACATGTACACATTTCCTTGTCATGAGAATAATATATTTTGTTTTCTGGTAATATTTTGTTATTTTTGTGTAGTATTCTGTTGATATTACACAAAATATCCACATATGTGGAAATAATGTTCTTCATAGTATGATTGTATGTTATTGTATGTTTGGTTGGTTATGTTCTCGTAATTAAGCCTTTGTGTATTCAATTTTATATTTGCCTTGTTCTTTGATGAGTCTACCAATCAGAACCGGTTCGATATTCGGATTTTGCAGAGC